ATCATTAAAAACGTCTTCAGGATCTTTAATATGGTTTCTATTAAGAATGTTAAGAGCTTGACGTTCTTGAGAAGCTACATCTTCGGAAATAAATTGGCGAAATGATATCATATGGTATTATTTATATCATTGCATTATTTCGAATACTTTAATTAAAGACTTAATTTCCCGTGATTAAATTTGATATCCATTTTTAGCCATGAATGTAGAAGAATTACAAGTTTTTATTCTTCTCCAGTCCGATCTTCTTTATATCTGGCATATAACATTCTGGTTTCTTTTTGACGAATGATATAAAAGAATGGATCTGTTTCTACAAATCTACGTATAAATAATTTTAGTTGCATAGTGCTTTGATTGGTTAATGTAAAGTAGTTGGGATTTGTCGATCCGCGAACTACACTTTCAATTCTATTTATAGTTTAGCATTATTTTTAGATCATTTCTTTCAATCTAAGAATCCAAAACTAGTAACTACAGTGTAATGTTCTGGTGTATCATTAATCATATCTCCTAATTGTGTGATCACATTTGCAACTGGTGTAATACCAGTAGTTTTTTCCGAATCATATAATTCAACATCAACATATTTAATTACTCCAACGGGAGGAGTTGGGGCCGTAAATTTAACTCGGATATCAAAATCAAGTGTGTAAATGATTACTCTTTGAGAACCTTCAATGCTACCTGTATAATCATCAGTAAAGCTAGTATTAGTTAAAACTATAGGAAGATCGCTTTTAGATCCAACATATTCCATATCCTTTATTGTTACTGTATATTCAGGATTAAAGTACGGGAGAATTTGTTCAAAGATTTGTAATGCATCATCCTGGTGATGTGATAAAATACTCAATTGAATTCCTATTTTATAAGGGACCGCTTGATATACTCTTGTATAATCACTGCCAGGATTAGAATTTACCGGAGTCGTTGTTGAATTAAGCCGATTTAATTTCGTACTAGGATCAAAAGCTATACTAGTAATTTCGAACGACATCCTTGGCATTCGAAGTGCAACATGTGTAATACTATTAACATCCGAAGTGGGGAGCCTTTCAAGAAATCTTTGTCTGGGACCGTATGCTAATGGCACTCTTGCAATTCCTTCTGATTTTCCTGCTACAATCTTGGCGATAGATATATCATTAAACAGACTACCAAACACGGCGATAATCTTTTTAATGTTGCCATTATAAAAGTAATCAGTTCCTAACATAATTATTCTCCAAAGGGATTAGTTTCCGAAAAGTCTAATATTTCATTTGCAGAATTTTCAAAGGATGAATTCTGGGCAAAAGCATCATTTTTAAATAAAGTTGTATCTGGATCCGCTAATTCATCCAACGTGACATTACCGAGACCGATTGGCCGAACTACAGTGGATGTTATTGCAGGACCCGCTAAAGTAGTTCCTGGCACTAACTCATATACTCCACCATCATCAAATGATAATGTCGATACGCTTACAAGTAAACCTTCATTTGTTTGTTCATAAGAAAGGAGTTTAGTAATTCCTGTAACTCCATTTGGAAGAGTAATGATCAACATATCATCAACGTCATTTACTGGACTTGTTGGAGTAATATATACTCGATGTACTTCAGATAATTTTCGTTGCACATCATCAACTTCATCAACTCCAGTAGAGATATCTTGATTAGAATATTCAAATAGTTCACACACAATTTTATAAGTTGGAATATAACCTAATTGATAGAAAGGCTTTTTATCTTCTACAAACTTAATCTCAAATAAAGAAAAAGCCATAGGAAAATAGATAAGATCACCTTCTCTCGGGCGATTAGAATTATCGGGTAGATATCGTCCAACAAGAGTTCTCCACCGTTTTCTTGCTACTAACAAAGTAACTTGATCGCGAATTTCAAGACCAAATTTTGAAATCAATTTACCATCACCTTCAAATCCATCAACAGATTCGATATACATTTCAATCTTAAACGAATTAATGAATTTGGATATAACATCTTCATTAAGAATCAAATCTTTAGCAATGATAGTCCTTGGAATATAATATAAATCTTGACCATATATGCTAATAGATTCGATTACAAGATCTTCATATAGATCTTGTTCAGATTGAACATTATTAGAAAAATATACAGATCGAGCCATCGAAGATATTTATATAAAGAAAAAAGAACTTGATTTAGCCCGTGTAAAAATCTGGCGGGAAACTGAAGCGATCTATAAAGTCAGCTTCGATTTTTTCAATTTCTTCAATTGCTGCAGCATAGATTTCCAACCCGTTCATTGTAACTCCACCTGGAAGAGCAACATTCGAAAACTTTCCCAAGTTGCTTCCCCATTGTTTACGAATCAATGCAGTTAAATATTTTTTTAACATTCGGTCATTATATACTTGTCTATAATCATCTGGATTAATTGCTTGATAACCTTCAATAATGATATATTGCCCAATTTTAACTGTTTTCTTCCAGTCATCGGCAATCATGACTCGATCCATGTGTCTTGTAAATACAATCTGTTGAGATGCCCCAGTTAAAGTCATTTCAATAAGCCCTAGATATTGTTTAGTCATTTCATAATTGACTAGAGATTCTGGATTCCGTAAACCATAAAGGTCATTGAGAAACATCTGATATTTAACTCCAAACATATCAGCAGCATCTCCAGAATTAATATTGAGTACTCGAAATACACACAAAAGGTCATGAGGAACAGTTAGATAGTTATTATCATAATCTTCCTGAGTAACCTTATGTTTTACAAATGTTCGCACAACAGCATCTGAATGATACTCTTGATAGAACTGTAAGGCTTCATCCATGCGATCTTCGAGTTGATCATCATCGACGTTAATTTGAATTACTGGTGCACCTAATGAGCGCAAGCAATAGTCGATAAGTTCTTGTCTAGAAGCCGGTTGAGCCATATATGAATTACTTAGTTGGAGTTACAACATTCACTTTTTGTTTATCAATAGAGTTCTGTACAATCGGAGCAATTAACTTCGCAGTTTCAAGAGCGGCAGCAATTGCAGCAGGATCTGATGATTTTGAAGTAACAGTAACAACATTACCATTAGGCATGGTTGTGGTTGTAACTACTGTTGAACAACTTGTAATGGTTGCAACAAATAAAGAGACGATTAGTAATAGTGTTTTTTTCATATAATTGTATTTATAGTATCATTTATTGTGAAATATCTGGAATAGGAATAAAATCCTCTATTGATTTATCAATTCGAGCATTCAGCCCACCCAGAAGATTGATTAACTCTATAATAGGGATAAGATCAATTAATTTCTTAGTATCAATACACGGCATCTGTAAATATAAATCTTCCATGGGCAAAAATACACCGCCTACAATTAATTCTCTATATCCCAAAGATATAAAAGGATTAATATCTTGTTCAACAAATGAGGAAAATAAATCTTCATTTGCTGAATCTATTATTTCTTTTGTGGTAATGAATCCTAACATAATTTATGCCATAGCTCCCAATGATAATGACCAAATTGATTCCCAAAGTATTCTGAGATTATCAGTAAACTGAGCCGCATTGGCTTGTGACATAGAATTACCGATATAACTTGCTCCTATTGTAGCATTTGAAAATGCCGAAGGTGTACCAGCAGCATTATATGCCATAACATAAACTGAAGATGTATTTGCTGCAACTATAGAAGGAGCATATGCAGCTTGATATAAAAGACTAGTTAATCCTGAACCAACATCTCCATTTTGATACAAATATGCAAAACCATTAGCATATGATTCTAATATCACCCCAATTTGGTTTGATTGAACAACTGATGGTAATTGTGATATTGAATTTCCATAAGTGTATTGAAGATTTGTAGAATTTGCTGCTGAAATTTTATATATATTATTTGAAACAGATGCAGCTCCTATAAATGCAGAACCCGAAATAGTTGATGGAGTATAAACTAAAACTCCCAATGAAAAATTTGCATCAGTTAAACCTAAGGTATTCATTGATGTTCCTGTATTAAAATACCCAGTTCCTGCACTAGATTGAACATATCCAAGAGATGGTATAACAGAGCCTGAAAATATACCACTAGAACATGTTATCATATCAATGGCATTTGCGGCCTGTTTATTCCACCCATGAAGGAATAATCGTTTATGTGTATACCATCTATTTGCAATCTTCTCAGCTTTTACAAATGTATTGATTGCATTTTGCTGAACTGTCGTTAATTGATTAACACCTAATGCTTTAGCAACAGTTATAGAATATGCTGCAGCATCTAGATCAACAAATGTTGATGGATACGCGACTGATAATTGAAGTCCTAACTGCACAATATTAAAATAAAGCAACTATGCCAGTTGAAGTAGTTCCAGATTGAAGAATACCAATGCCGCCATAAGGCCAACAACCAATAGGCAAAGTAAGCACTACGACATTATTATCAACTCCTCGGATAGCCACATTTCCAGGAACTGAAATATGTAACCCTTTGAAAGGCGTAAATGGCGCTGGAGTTTCAGCTTCCCAATTCATGTTATAATCCGGAATATATTCACCACTGATATAAGTCACAGCTTCATAACGAAGTGCCGAATTGATATTGCGAAGAACGCTTGTAATGTAAGTATTAGTTCTGTTCATATGAAATTATTTATACTGGAATTTCCTTAGTATGTTTATGAGGATGATGTGAGCTTGGTGTAGTATTTGGAGTTTCAAGGTTTTTAAGTTTCATGAATGACGCCATGAATAAGACCAATGACATAGTAAATGAATTAATTAAATAATCTCTAATATGCATATTATCTTTTTGTATATTGGTGTCAAGACATTCAATATATCTAGATCGAGTTGTAATGATATAATTTATAGTTTCTAAAATCTCACGAGTGGTATTATATAAAGCTGTTACTTTACAATCAATAGATTCAGGGTTATCCACATCATTGATTATTTTTGTAATTGCTTCATCTATAGATGAATCTTGGGTATACAAAATCCCCATTTGAAGTGACTCATAAGACTTCGACTCTTTTGCATATGCTACAAGATGTTCATGACATTTAGCTTTACCTAATTCTATCTGTTTAATCATTTCAGATTTATCAATAGAACCGGCAGAATATCGTGCTATGATATCTCCAATTGATATATCATACCAAACATAAGCAATACTCAACTCATGAGCTAAATCATATGTATGATGCAATTCTTTCGTAATTTCAGAATCACTTATCACTACATTTCTATAACCAGCATATGTAAAGACGCCTATAATAAAAGCCAAAAGAAAAATTAAAACTCGTTTATTCATAATATATTTTGTTAATGAAATTTTGTAAAAAACCGTTGAGGATACTTTTCAAATTTATTTGCTAATCTAACAAGACCTGAAATGATCTCTGGAGAAATAACACCAATAACACCATAGATAACTGCTCGGGAAAGAGATGACATATCAGTTTGTTCAAGTACGAACCATGCTATAGTGGAAGCCACAGATGCAGTAACTATTTTTTTGATTTGTTGCTTAAGAGTAAAAGTCGTGTCGGCTGATAATAATCTTGCTATCATGCCTCCACCGCCAATTAATGGAATAATCCATCCTGACTCTAGGAATTTTTGTATTAGGGTTGTAGGAGATTCCATTATTTATTTATGTGATATTATTATTTATAGTTGGACAAAGATTGCTTATGCAAAAACAACAAAATCAAATGAATCCGCATTAGCAGCTCCGGCCAAGTAATTAATAGTTGTAATAATAAAACTATTTACAGTTCTGGAGGTTATGCTAGGAGTAAGCACTCCTGAACTAATAGTTATATTAGCAATTACTGCATAATTTGTTGAAGGCATTGGTGATGTGAATGTTACAGTATATCTACCAGTTGAAAGCCATGTTATGGACGTTATATTTTTAAATGTACCTATAAGTGATGGAGTTGAAGTTGTTGGGGGAGTACTACAGTATCCAAAGGCTCTTGCACCATAAATTGGAGCAGTTCCAGTTTGAGCACCACTTAATTTAGGAGCAGTTACTGCAGCATCTGCTATTGCACTAGTAGTAATTGCCGAGGCCTGCACAGAATTAGCAGTAGTCGCAACATCAGCTGTTCCCGCAGTAAGAGCCTTTCCTGCAACATTGATTGGCCAATGACTTGTAGCAGAATCGGAACCAACTTTTATTGTTAGCAATGAAGAACTAGTACTATCGATTGTTACTAAATTAGGTCCGGTTTTCTTTATATTACCAGATGCCGTGCCTATAATATCCCCAACAAAATTAGTTGTCGCGGAAATTACCGGCGCAGTTAAATCCGCACCAGAAGTTAATGCTATAGTACCAATCCCAACTTGGCCTGTACTATTGATATATAAAGAATCTTGAGATGCGCTAACATTTCTAATTCCAAAATCTAAAGATCCCGTGGGAATCGAGTTGGTGTCTTGGCATAATCTCCAAGAACCTAAAAGGATTTCGGCCCGTTTGGAATTTATAGCTGTACTAGGAGCAATATAGATTGCAGGACTTGTTTGTAATGTACCAGTCTCTACTTGTAAAGGATATGTAAGAACATTTAAATCTGTCCCAATTCCAACTCGGCCATTTTGATCAACTAGAACTCTATTATAAGCTCCTCCCGATTGTAATATAACTGAACCAGCCCCAGTGTTTGTAATAACTAAATTTCCATTAATACCTGAAGTTCTCGCTATACTAGAATTCGCAATAGATGCTGTAGGAGAACTCTGAGTCTGAAAATTAATACTTGCTGCATTATTAGATGATCGTTTATCTCCTATATTAAAACTAATATCAGAAGATGTGTTGCTGATTGATAAATTTCCAGTCGTAGACCAAGAGGGAGAACCAACAGATAATTTTGAATATGTTACAGCATTGTTGATAATCTTTGATGTCGTAATTGCGTTATCTGCAATACTTGTATCAAATGTTACTTGAGCAGATCCATTGAATAATATAGGTCTTGAAGTAATATCACCAGTAATTAAAAATTGTCGAGCAGTACTTAATTGATTAGCATATGTTATAGGTAAAGAAGAAGTCTGAAATATATCAATCGAATGTGCTGGATTTGAAGGATCCGACAAGGTTAGTTTAGTGCCTCCAGTATTAAATGTAGCCGTTAAATTTGCAGCAGTACCTATAAACAGATTACTTTTGATTATAGTAGCTTCAGCAGATGACGGCTGAAAACTTCCTGCAGAACCTAAATTGATATATGATGTTGACATAATAGAAAGACCTAAATCTATTTATATTATTTGTATATATAATTTATGATTAACAAACGCATCTATATTACACCCGCATTCACTGAACTTCTTGCCGAAATGAATATTGGTTTGGTTGAATATATTACGGTATATAAAATTGAAGACGACAAAGTATTCTTTGCCGCAAACAAAGCCCGACTTCATTTAACAAAAGACGAACTTGCAGAAGTACAAGTATCTATTTCTGATTAAATTATGAACTGTAAAATAGATGTTCTATATCTATTTGTGTGTCTTTGTAAATTTTTCGACAAAACACATTACCTCTTGACCTCATCTGATTTATTGTATCAGATGTTAATTCTTGGTATGTATAGGGATATTCTCTACAATCTAATTTAGATATAATATCAATTGGAGTTGATCTAAACCATTCAACATCACAATTGTTTGTAAATTGTATAGGAAGCCCGTAAGTATTTGCCATGAGATGAAAATAAAATTCATCTGTATATGTATTTCGGGCTTTCACGAAATACCGTTCATTTTCTATATATGAATTTACAAAGAATTCTGCATCTGCTCTAGTTCCAGCAAACCATTGATGTACTTTACATGCATTGGATAATCGAAATCTTCCTTTATTAAAAAGTAAAGCATATCTGAATCTGGAATGAATTGGTGCGCCAGATCCATCAGGAAATTTAGTAAAAGATAATATATTATATCTTTCTTTTATTAGTTCACAACACTTTTCAATATTATATAAAGGACAATGAGAATCACTTATCAATATAAAGTGAGAATTATTAGGATCTTTTAAGGCTTCTTTAAATAACTCAATTGTTGCAAGTACTAAAGAATGATGACCCCAAGAAGTCTTAATTCTATTTGGAATTGAATATTGACAGAAATTATTATCAATAATAGGTTCTTTATTATGAATATAAAGATTGAAAATATCCTTCTTGGAAGTATCGAAAAATTTACTCATCACTTCTGAATGAGTAAAGGATGAATATGATAAAGTCAGAAAAGCAACCGCCATGAATCTATTTATTATGTTTTCAAATAATAGAGCTCAATTAATTCCTAAATTTCTTATTAGATATCTTCGGACCAATTGAGTGAAATATTTGAAGCCATATTTCCTGTTGCAGTTCCAGACACTGACAACACTTCTCCGGGAGCAAGATATAGTTCGTGGGGAGTCAAATCAACAGAAGTCCCCGATCCGGCAAATGAGACACTGAATACGTAGCTCACCCCTGTCGCCACAATACCTCCCGCCTTATCGACTGAGGCTATGCTATTACCTGCTGTGATGGTGACTCCTCTGTCAGACGTGGTTCCTTTTACAGCAGTAAAACTGGGAGAACCTGAGGGTGCTGTGCCCGTATAAATCTTGATTACGGCTGTTTGATTTGTGACCGATGACCCAAAGGAGATGTTATTAAGTCTTATTGCGCCTCGATTTGTAATGCCATTGTAAGTCGTCGCATTTCTGATATTCATTATCAGAGTCTCAGTATTCGCTATTGTCAATTGATTGTCGGCAGCCCATCGAGGACTCGAAGTGAAGACTCTGGGTCCTGAAACAAACATCCCGACCGATCCGCAATACATTGTCAAATTCGTTGTATTACCGGAATTCGCTGCATACCCTACGTACTGGAGGCTTGGGTTTGAAAGTTCTACGGCCGTTGAGCTATTCGCATATTGAATTGTATGAATCTAGGAAGAGGGTGGGCAATCCAAAAAAGGATCTAGCATCTGAGTCTGAATCAAACCAGTACCATCCATTTATTGGATAATTGTAGGTGTCTTTTTGATCGCGATATAGCTCAAAATCTGCGGAGACAACAAGAGTTGGTCCATAGAGAAGAGATGTGTCAAATTTGTAAAATCCTGAGGTGTCCATATTATTTAAGTGGCAGTCCATCCCTTATTTATCGCTATTTGATAATCATAGCGATTCACTGTTCCTGCAGTGATTGTGCCTGTATACGTTATAGGAGTGGTTCCGGTTGCAGCATCAACTAATTGGAAGGCCGTGGTCGTGAGTCCTGCTGCGGCCACTTGGTAAGAGGTAGCCGTTGCAATACCAGTAGGCCCAGTAAGCGCAGAAAATCTGATGAAGTCCCCTGCGGAAAGCCCATGAGCAAGCGTTGTGTTTATAGTCGGAGACGTGGAGGTCGTTAATGTTCCAACTGCAGCAACAAGATCCGCCGCACCATAATTAAGAGCAGTATTTATTGTTTGAGTTCCTGCAGTTCCATCAGCCGTTCCAAGATTATTGAAGACATTTAAAATACCGGCTCTTGAAAGCTTACAACCTCCAAAATCTATTGATCTCCTTACTCCTGTAATCCCTACTCCATAAAGGCATGTATCTGATGTTGCAATTGTTGTCGGAACTACAACTTCTTCAATTTTAATTGATGATATCGTCATCCTTAATCCGGTGGCTACTGGCGTGATTATGAGTTTTGCGGCAGTAGAAGCCGTAATGTAATCAATGTATGTAGTGGCCGACGTTAAATTAGTTCCAGCAACTCCGCCAAGAGTATAAGTCGCAGTGCTTCCAGATATCGAGTCAACTACAATTGTAACCTTATACAGAGTAGAAGCTACAATACCAATATTATATCTGGCTATTGTTCCAGCTGTTATATTTGTTGAGAATGAAACCGGCACATCGAGAAGGTCGGTCAATGTAAATGTACTAGAGGTCAAACTTGTCGCACTGATTTTATAAATTGCTGAAATAGTTAATCCAGCTCCACCAGTTATGGCCGAAAACTGAACACGATCCCCTGTTTGAAATCCATGATTTGTTGCCGTTATTATTCCAGTAGAGGCAACTCCTGTAGTCGAGGTTGCCGGATTTATCGCAGTCGTTGCAGATGCTCCGTCGGCATTTTTATCGAGCCTATTTGGAGTTGTCAGGTATTGCCATCCCGTTCCCAATGTCCAATTGTAAACCGTCAAAGTGGGAGCCCGATCCTTTGCCACATTATAACTTAGATCTAATGCTGGAATAGTTTGAAGACTGTAGCAGCTGTAAAACATGTTTTGCATACTTGTAACTGCCGCAACTGAACCTGGAAATGCTGGAATAGTTTGAAGACTGGAGCAGATGTAAAACATCTGTTGCATACTTGTAACTGCCGCAACTGAACCTGGAAATGCCGGGATAGTTTGAAGACTGGAGCAGATGTAAAACATGTTTGACATATTTGTAACTGCCGCAACTGAACCTGGAAATGCTGGAATAGTTTGAAGACTGTAGCAGCTTAGAAACATAGCTGACATAGTTGTAACTGCCGCAACTGAACCTGGAAATGCCGGGATAGTTTGAAGGCTGGAGCAGCCTTGAAACATACTTGACATATTTGTAACTGCCGCAACTGAACCTGGAAATGCTGGAATAGTTTGAAGACAGGAGCAGCCGTAAAACATACTTGACATAGTTGTAACTGCCGCAACTGAACCTGGAAATGCTGGAATAGTTTGAAGACTGGAGCAGCTGTAAAACATGTTTTGCATATTTGTAACTGCCGCAACTGAACCTGGAAATGCTGGAATAGTTTGAAGACTGGAGCAGCTGTAAAACATGTTTTGCATATTTGTAACTGCCGCAACTGAACCTGGAAATGCTGGAATAGTTTGAAGACTGGAGCAGATGTAAAACATGCTTTGCATAGCTGTAACTGCCGCAACTGAACCTGGAAATGCCGGGATAGTTTGAAGACTGGAGCAGCCGTAAAACATACTTGACATAGTTGTAACTGCCGCAACTGAACCTGGAAATGCCGGGATTGTTTCAAGGCTGGAGCAGCCTTGAAACATACTTGACATACTTGTAACTGCTGCAACTGAACCTGGAAATGCCGGGATAGTTTGAAGGCTATAGCAGTTTAGAAACATGTTTGACATATTTGTAACTGCTGCAACTGAACCTGGAAATGCCGGGATTGTTTGAAGGCTGGAGCAGCCTTGAAACATACTTGACATATTTGTAACTGCCGCAACTGAACCTGGAAATGCTGGAATAGTTTGAAGGCTGTAGCAGTTTTGAAACATGCTGAACATACTTATAACAGATGTCACATCCGGAAGAGATATGATATTCCGTAGAGCTCTGCACCCCTGGAACATATATAGCATATTAGTGAATACTCCAGTGGTCCCAATATTAATCCGCTCCAGGTAATTGTAATAAACATATTGAGTTGATGTGCCAAACGCAATTGGAACACTACCGGCCAAATATGCTCCCTGCACATTCAGGTCCAACCAATTGACTCCCATACCCGCTACCAATCCTGACTTTGAGTGTTTTACATTGAAATTTATGGAAGTCAGATTTCCTGAACCGGGAGTGATTGTCACAATACATTGACGCATGCCGTCAACTGTAAGAGTTGTCGAACTTGTAGAAGTATTTGTAATGCCCGAATATGAATAAAGATGTTCAGCCTGAACACCGGAGGCAACTCCTGTTGAGGATGTGCCATCACCCCAATTGACCGAATATGTTCCAGATGCCGTTGTGCAAGAGACTGCCACATAATTACCATCACCATTTTCAACTCCATACAGGGCAGACACCCCTTGTGCTGGAGCGGCGGGCAAAGTCATCCATTCTGCCGGTCTTGTCCACGGCACGGTTACCGGTGTAGGCCTTCCTGCAGCCGATGACATCCCAATCCGGCTAATAGGAGTTGTTCCCAAGAATAATGCTGACTGTGCCATATTAGATTATGATGTAATTAGTACCGGTAGATTGAACGGTTATTGATGCTTTCGAGCCTGCGGCCAGTACCGCGGTAGTATTGCCGTCAATTGTTTCTGAGCCTGTGACGGTTACCGTTCCAGCTCCTGAGTTTTTAATGACGAAGATGTAGCCAGCCAATCCGATTGCAGATGGCAACGTTATTGTGCAAGTATTCGATGTTACATTAACACAATAATCCGAAGAGGTGATTGTATAGTCAGCTGTCTTATTGACTATTTGAGCAATTGATGGTCCAACCGTCACAGCATCTGTGATTACGTACAGAGTGGAGGCCGATGGAGGCGATAACGCATTGTATGCGGCTTGAGTAATTGTGGATACCCGAGTAATTGCACTAGAGTTGATAATCGTATCCCATGACGTTCCATTGTAAACATTGAGATTGCTCTGATCGGTATTGTAAATTACTCCTCCAACTGTGCCGACGGGAGTTGTAGCAGTTGTGAAAGAACCTGGAGTAACTGTGCCGACTGATGTGAGATTGGTGAGCTTTAGGGAACCTGAATAATCTCCAATAGATCCTGATCCAACTGCCAGTAATGATCCAGAAATGTGGCTAATTCCAGCCGTAGGAGAGCTGATAGATGATCCAAATGTAATCTTTCCTGCAGTTGATGAAAAAGCTAGCCCCCAAGAAGGAGACAAATAAAGAGATACTCCAGATTTCACAATACCTGATAGCATGTCCCACGAGGCGTTCGATCCTCCAGTGATAGCTCCGTTGGCATTTATGGTTTGAGATGTTATCGACCCACTTACAGTCAACCCTCTCAATGTAGGATTATCCCTCCGACTATACCGCGTCCGTCCCGGTTGTGCTCCTAATGCTGATGTAATGCCGCCCCTCATAATTTTATACAGTACAGCTATTCAACATGTCAGTGACTTGCTGAGTCATTAAGCCAGACACAGCGACAAACTTAGGAAGCGCCACAACTAGAAGTGGGTCATTCAATTCCAGAGAGTTGGCATCGTTCCAGTCGGCAAGGCGCGTAGGCACAGTGCTTAGAAATGAATCCAGTAAGTCTTCATAGCCCAGGCTCCGGAGAGCTCGACGAACCTTGAGCTTGCTGATTCCAGTAGATGGTGCCGCAGCCGGAACTGCATTTGAATTGTCAGACGCAGCAAGCCTTGCTTCAAGATCTGTTATGGTGGCAAGCAAGGCTGCGTTCAGGGATGGACAGACGTCAGACAGATCCGAGAGACTCAGGGGTACTGGATGCCCTCCGAAGTCTGTGGCGGATGCGCCTCTCCAACTTCCGTCTTCATTGAATGTTATGATGATTCTTTCAGTGCTCATATATTTTACAATTTAGAATTCTTCAATCATGGCAGTCACAGAAAGACTTCCGCTGTTCGCCGCAATGGTGGTAAGGTTTTCCACAAGCAGTTTCCAGCCGGGAGGCATATACAGAATGGTCTTACCCATCTGATCAATAGGAATCTGAGCAGACGATGTGGGATTCAAAAGATCGGTTGGAATAACGGCACCGGCAGGGTCACCCCCGGACTTCGTAAGAACGCTGATCTGATTGAGAACCGGAAATGGGGTAAACGTAAGAATACCAGGAGCCCCTGTTGTAGCCTTGCTCAGGGTAAGGGCCGTTGTGCTACCAATAGCAGAAATGTATGTGCCGGGGGCTACATTTGTTCCGCTTACGCCCATACCGATCGATAGCTGAGTTGCATCGCCAGCGGAGAATGCCAACACAGAGATTGCAGTTGTGCTTGTGCCTGTCGGAGCAGCTGAGGTTGTAACGATCGGCTGACCACGAGTAAACGTAAGAACTGAGCCAACAGCGCCTGACGTAGCCTGACTCAATGTAACTGCTGAAGAGCTTATCAAAGCAGCAATATATGTGCCAGAAACAACATTGGTTCCAGATACAAACATACCCACTGCCAACTGAGTTGCATCGCCCTGAGCAAATGCAAGAGCAGTTAAGTTTGCTGTATTAAGAGCGGTTGCAGTAGTTGAAACAACCTGTGAGCCTCTGCCAAAAGTAAGAACAGATCCAATTGCACCTGTTGTTGCCTGACTTAGAGTTATTGCATTGTAACTTACAATTGCTGCAATAGTGGTTGAAGACGGAACATTTGTACCTGTCACTGTCATACCAACAGCCAATTGAGTTGCATCGCCGAGCGCGAAGGTGAGCCCTGTAACTGCCGTGGTGGAGGCCGCAGTTGCCGCGGTAGATAGAATTGGAATACCACTCGGCTCAACTAAAGCAAAGGCAACTGTTGTAGTTGTTGCCGAATTATTGGTTGCAGACAAACTCTTGATGATTGCGCCATTGGGTCCCGCTGTATAAGCAGCGCCGGCAATGTTAAGAGTTTTTTGAATTGTACCATCGAGTGTATACCAGTTATTGGTAGCTACTCGCAGGTTCTGCGTCATGGGGGCTTGGAATGTCATGGACATAATAGTTGTAATTTATTTGTTATAAGGTTATTTATACGATTGAGATTGATTGTCAATAGATTGATGCAAGTAAAGACATTGAGTTAAGACTACTATTTTCAATGCCTGAAGAATTTATGGTAGTTAAATTTAATGTTCCATCTGTCGCACCTTGAGCACCTGTACCGATACCAAACACACCAGCAGAAATTCTTGATAAAGCTATATCCGCTGCAACAGAAGAATCACTTGTTGGTGCAATTCCTATTGTTCCTGTATTTTTAGTTCTAAAACTTAATGCTCCAACTCCTTGGGAGAAGATGCCCGGTCCAGTGACAAGTAATTGACAGTTATTATCTGTGTTTGAGATATTTAAAGAAGATCCGCCAAATCCAAATGTGCCAACACTACTTGTTGCATATTTTGATATAATTGTTAAACCTGCAATCACCGGTTTATCCCTCTTGCTATACCGAATCCGCCCCGGCTGCGCTCCCAATGCTGAAATCATTCCATTTTCCATATCTTAATATACTCTCCCTCTTGTTATGATATTTTGAATCGTAAGCATATCAGTATCTACATTTAGTACCAGAGTTTTTTGGGATGTACCCCCAGCAATACTAAATCCTGTTGCAGCACCTGAAAGATTCAAAGTATTGACCGAAGTAAATACAGCACCTCCTAATCCAGTGATGGATGAAGTTGGAACATTGCTGCTGTTTACAGTTTCAAGTACTGCAGCAGAATCACCACTACTCGCTCCTGATTGTAACGACAATGGGCCAAGAGTATCATTCGTTACAATTTCTGGAGTAACGCTATTAAGATAAGCCTGTTGCAATGTCGTTGTGGAAATGCCATTAACACCGCCTACATTTTCGCCGAACATTGACGCGGGGGTGAATACGGCGTGGGTCGTATTATTTAAGGCCGTTGCCCCTTTTCTCACAGCCAAGATGCCAAGGAGGATTGCCGAGCCTGCCGCATTTGGGGCCTTGATAAAGGTCTCAGTCTGTTGTGCGGCAAGAGCTGTCGGTAAATCCTTGTATAACGCCTGACCATACTGGATATTCACAACTCCAGTGGCGTACATGTAGATCCTCTGATTCGTAGATTGAGAGGAACTGCCGGGACAGGAAGTCACCGTTCCGCCCAGGTCGTAATTGGCCGGGTCAATTACAGATACGGACCCGGTGGTTCCTCCCAGCTGAGTTCTGTAGTAAAATGACCGGGGGGCGGCGGCCGATGCCGAAAACTTATTCGGAGTCTTGGGGTCCGTTGCCCAGTTAATCCCGAGGCCATACAGATCTCCTGCCGACGTGTTGAAGCTGAGGTTGGAGCCATTAGGCGAACACGTCACCCCATCATTGATGAGGGCTATCGACTGAAACATGTCGCGCAAGGCCGACATTGGCGACACAACGTAGTCGGAAGTATTGTTGATCGTCAGGATCGTTGAGCGATTCGGGTGTGCGACCTTTCCTAGTAAAATATTGTCCCGCCTTTGAGTTGGGGTTGGATGCGCTGTCTGCTGGTATAGCACTCCCGACGAATTCAATAAAAAGTATGTGGCGTCAGCAGAGCCTAGGTAGGTGAGCGCCACGGCCGTCTGACCGGCATACGCAATGCTGGTGATCGTCGGGCTTGACGCACTTGCTCCCGTATTGTTTATGATCCAGCCCTTCGCGGCCGGTACATCCACCTTGTGTGTCGGATCGCCACTATTTGTCACGATTCCAGAAAAGGAGTAAACTCCGGTCGAGGCGATCTCTGCAAAGGTCTGCCAATCACTGGACGTCAGAGAGCCGGAGGCAGAGGCAGAGGCAGTACCCAAGGTCAAAACTTGATTCGTAAGTCCAAGCCCCGTTCCTGCCGTGACGCTTACGTCTCCGGTGTTTGTACCGCTGACCGAGGCATCAAGAGGTATCGTCAGGGTTTTTGACGCGGTGCCGCCCGAGACAGTAAACCCAGTGGCCAGTGAGGTTAGGGTCAGACTGTTGACGGTCGTCGGCTGAATGCTTCCGAGAGATGAGCCGCGAATCCAGTCAACCATGGCCTTGCGGCTTGGGTAATTGGTGGAGTTTGTTACATCTGCGGCGATCGCTGCAGACGTAAGGTCACGATTGGATATATTCTCCGGTATCCATGGAAACGCCCCTTCCAGAATCCCCCACTTGGCCGCATCCTGTCCGGGGGCGTCTGTCAGTGCCCGTATTGAGCTCCCGATCGAGTAGCCAGCGAGTGGGCCGGACAGGGCCACCGAAGAGATACGCCACAGGTCCCCTTTGGCAATGGCTCCGGAGACTCCGGAGCCCGCCACGGGGAAGGCATTGGTGATCGATGCGTCATAATTCCCGAGATCCTGAACCAAGCCGACGACCAGGCCGTCGGCGTAGGACTGTGCAGCCGCCTGAGCTGAGGCTGCAGCCCCCGCCGGATCAAAGTCTGCGCTGGCATGACCGGCAGCCGTGCCAAGAGTTAATGGGATTGCCGGTCCGGTCAGTGCCCCGGACCCTGCAATAAATGAGGATGAAGCGGCAAAATCGGTGGAGGAGTGAGTCGCCGCCGTCCCTAGGCCAAGATTGACCCGTGCCGTGCCCGCAGTCGGAGTTAATTCCGAAAGATTATTGGCCTTTGCCAATCCTCCAAGTCCAATAAGTGTTATTGCGGACGCAGACCCAGCCGGATCGTAAGCTGCAGAGCTGGTATAGGCGGCAGACCCTAAAGTACCACCTGAACCTATATTTAACGTAGCACCATCAGAACCAGCAAGAGTTATACTATTAGATACTGTTAATACTTTTGAATTAATCGTGCCTCCAGAAATACTAAATCCAGTAACAAGGGGAGTCAATGTTAAACTATTAACACTCGAAAAATGGGCAGTTCCAAGATTTGATATACTCGATGTTATATTTCCTAATGAATCTTTTACATAAATTGATCCAATTATGGTTTGATTTCCAGTAAATGTATTATCTCTATTTAAACTCGGAGCATCAAAAATAGAACCAAACGAATCTATAGTATTATTTGCCGTTTTAAAATATAATTTACCATCAGCAGAATTTAAAGCCAGTTCTCCTTGAAGGATATCTGATACTAAAGGAGCTTGTCCAGAAATAGAAGAATGCTTTGTAATAATTCTTGCTCCCGGTGTTCCAATGAAAGAACCTCCTTGAATTGTAGTATTAGGATTATTTAAATTCGTAGTCGCTACAAACTTAAGTTCCGTTCCATTATAAACTAATACAGAACCATCATTTAATGTGGATAAATCTAAATCACTTACCTCACCAAGACGAATACTACCCCTTGAATTTATTGTAGATAGAAAAGTCTGATTCGGTAAAATATATGATCGTATGTCCGACATTAGATTTTAGTGTAAATTAAATTATATACAGTTTGTGATATACCATCTTGAGCAGTAACAATAATAGGAATAGAATTAATTCCAGAAAGAAGTTTAATATCAGAACTAGAAAACATATTGATTACAGGCATACAATTGACTGATAATGTAGCAGTAGTATCTGTTACAAATGGAGTTATAGTAATTGAGGAAACTTTACTTGTAAATGTTGCAGTATATGATAATACGTCTTTATTAAATTCGGGAGTAAAAGTTCCCTCACTTATTTGAAGATCACTTAATGATGATATATTAGATAATATAGTAACAGTTCTTGTTGAAGCCGCCGAAACCGTAACCTGTCCTTCAGAAATTCTCGTAACATCGTCATTAAGATTATATATTTCAACATCAAATACATAACGCCCAGGTTTAAGTGAACGAGTAATAGAAGCTGGTAAAGAAATATAGACTTGCCCTAAAGTAGGATTGTTGATACTTGTTACAAAATCAATTGCCTTTAATGATGAATATGAACGTCTAATTTGACCACGTGATTGAAAACCCGTTAAATCTAGAGGCAATCCATTTGTATCATTTACAAGTATAGTAGATGAAAATGAAGATCCCTGATCAATTGATATATCAGAATAATTGGCCATCAGTCTTTATTTATAGTTATAAGATCGAGCCTTTTTCTTGAAATTTTGCGCGATCATCATCTGTAGGAGAATCATGTCCAACATTAACTTGATAGTGTGGCTCATCGGGCATACTTTTCCATAAGGCTCCGCAGAGAAGACCACAACTTGCTGCATGTTTAGCACACTCTTGATGTACTTGGTGGGCTTTTGCTTGTTGTGCAGATGTTCCCCCATCCAGATAAATGTTTCCAGAAAATACTCCGGCATCAGCACTAGTCTTAAAATTATGGAAACTATAACCACCAGGTGCATTGGTAACTCTAGGGCCGGGTGTTTTTCTTCCTTGATTAAATAGAGCATCCTGATCAGCCCAAGACCGATATCCACTAATAAATCGATAGTCACAACCGAATGTAGCAGCTGTTGCCTTAGCAAGACTTAGAAATTTTCGGAACATTGGTTGAGCTTTGGGATCCAATGTCGCAAGAACAGCTTCACTTCTAGCATCAAATTGAATATTATTAGGATTAATCGAAGGTTTGATTGGAGTTGGAGTAACTGAATTTTCCACAGGGTGTTGTTGTAGTGCCGATAATACAGCAGAGGCCGTCGCTAGTCCAAAAATTCCGTCACATTCAACAGCTACTTCCTTTTGGATTAGTTTAATAATATCTGAAATGTTCATATTTTATATATTTTGAGTTTCTCTTAAAGTTATTTATAACATTGTCGATTTTTTACTGCATGAAAAATTCCTACTTGTTTTGTTGATATATCAATTTCATAACAAAATATGCTATTCTTTAGATCAGTTTTTGTAAATTCTTGAACATCAAATCCACAAAATTTAACACATGTAGGTAATCTCATTTCGGAAAATATATCACTATCGAATATATGATCAAATTTTGATTCAGATATATTATCCAAACATTCTCTCGATATTGCAAGAAATCCTAAAGGTACACATCCAGTAGCATATTGATGTAATTCTTTCGGTAATCTATTTAGTTCTTGCCACCAACACCAGTCTTCGTTATCAATAGGATTTAAAACATGAACTGAATTTAATCCTGGAGATGTTTCTATTTTTTCAAGAGCATAATTACAATACACATCCCATTCCAAACAAAAGATTGTATTTGCGTTTGTTTTATACCCATCAGATTTCCACCAATTTCTAATTAATCTATCTACATTTCTCCAATTCTCATTGGAATTATTAATATCTTCTTTACCACAAGAAATATGTTGAATAACATTGGGATTACTTAAAGTAAACTCCTTTCGATGAATCAAATTCTTAGATTCATCTGTCAACCACAAAACTTGTAAGTCATTCATTAATCAAGTGTTATTGTGCCATCCGGATGAATAGTATGGGCTGGAATTGCTGCAATCTTAGCTGTCATTGCTGCAACAATATCATCACGTTTTCCGGAACATTGGGAAATAATAAATGTAGTCAAAGCAGCAGATGTATCAAAAAGTTCTGCCGCATCTGTACCAAGAGCTAATAATTTTTGCGCTGGTGTAATATCCCCTCGGGAAGACCATAAAGAATCGTAAGCAAAATTCCATTGATTTACAAGCAATTCCATCATTTGTCGTGGAGTAGCTTTAAGTTGATTGGTGATACGATTGATGAGCAATGAAGAATCTGGGACTGTTTGTGTTAGTAAACTCATAATTATATTTATATTAAAAATATTTTCTCATTTTGATCATTTTTTGCTTTACGTCAATTTGAAAAACCGTTATAATTACTATAGAAAATATTAAAAACTCAATAAAAATCTATTGAAAAATCTACCTAGACACCATGTGAAACATATATTAAAACCTTAATAAAAGGACCTGAAAATATCCCGAAGGGATAGCAGCAGGCTAATTATTAATTGAAATTATAAAATCAATTAAAACTACTTGTTAATCTTTGGAAAATTGTATTATTAATAATCAAAGATTTTAAAGTACCATGAATTACCTTCCTTAATACCATTAGAAATTTCTGGAATTAACATATCACTCCAATCATTTTTGCTTGCAGGTTTAATTGAAGGCTTAATTGTATGAGATCCAAAAATTCCAAAATGTACATCATCTTCTTCAACACTTTTTACTAAATTATTAAAATCATGTTGATATGAATCTTGCTCTAGATATTCATAAATTTTATTCATAACTTCTTGTGGGGTTTCACATAGATCCTCATATCTAATAAAGCATATATCTTTGGCAATATTTCTTTGAAATAAATCAAGAGTTTTTTGAAGAGCAAGCCCAATAGGTTGAGCCGTTAACCAATATTGAGTTCGTTGAGAAACCGTCATATTTTGGATTTGAGAAGGATTATCAGGTCTTTCAGGATTATATCCATTTGCTCTATAAATCCTTTCCATGGAAGCTATAATTGAACGAAGATCCCTAACCATACAAATCATTTTTGGATTAGGATTCCATTGGTTTACCCATTCAAAATAGTGACACCATCCCCGATTCTTATCGCATACAATAGGTTTATCTGTAATAGGTAAATAATAACCTTGAGCCATTGAAGAACACATTGAAATAAATGCATTTTTCATGAGTTGAGGATTTTGAGATTTTACTTCAGCTAGATTATAATTAGATCGAGCGCCAAATTGATATTCCAGAAGTGGTGAAGTTGATGAACCATAAATTCTTGGATTTTGATTAAGAATTACTTGAAGTAATTCAGAACCAGATCTAGGCATACTAGAATTAAAAATAATCTTTTTGATCATTAATTATCTATGGAACAAATACAGTAACACTTGTTGGCCCTGATACATTAATAGTTTTGGTCTTAATTCCTATAGTTAGTGTAAGTAATCCAAACCCATCAACAGAACCTGTAATATAAGCAGGTCCTGTACCAGCGTTTGCTATAACACCAGTAACAGAAGAAAATCCTATTGGTCCAGTTGCGCCAATAGCCCCATTTAAGCCTCCAGGTCCAGTTGGTCCTACAAGTCCCGTTGCACCAGTTATACCAATAACACCAGATGCTCCAATTGGTCCCGTTGCACCAGTTATACCAATAACACCAGATGCTCCAATTGGTCCCGTTGCACCAGTTATACCAATAACACCAGATGGACCTGTAGCACCAGATGGACCTGGTGCACCAGATGGACCTGCGACTCCTGTAGGACCAGCAACACCGATAGGCCCAGTAGCTCCCTGAATTCCTTGCACCCCAGTAGCTCCTATGGGGCCTGTAGCTCCTCCTCCAGGACCAGTAGGTCCTGCAACTCCTGTGGCACCAACTGCACCTAAATCTATAGTTGTTACATTACCTGTTGCATCATTATAATCTAAATTAATAGAAGTCAATGTTTTTCTAAAAGCTAACATCTTACGACCAATATGACCATCTCTTTCCGAACCAGCTCTAGCTGAACATATAATAGTTCCAGTTGCAGGAGTTACAGGAGTTCCTGGTATAAGATATGTAAAATAATCTGAAGCCGATGCATCAATAATATCAACTATTCCATTATATTCAGTTTGAATAGCTCCACTTATAGTTACTTGGCTTCCCTTAGAGTATCCATGATTAACTAAATGAACAGTGGCAATTCCTCCCGTACGAGTAATAGTTACAACTTGAGAAACTTCAGAATCTACATATATGGAATTGAGAGATTCTACAGTTTGTTGAACCATTCCTGTATTACCATGAATTTTAATTTCAGCTCCACGAACAAAGGTATCATCCCAATAGCCAAGAGAATTTATCTTATCAATACTACTATAAATGTTAGACCCGTATGCAGCTGAAGCTGATCCTGTTACAGAATTACCATATCCAAAAGCAGACGAACTTGCGCCAGATACAATATTTTGATATCCGACTGATGATGAACTTATCCCTGATGCTGTATTTTGATATCCAATTGCAGATGAACTCGTTCCTAATGCCGTATTTTTGTATCCGAATGCTGCAGATAAATTACCGCCAGTATTATTACTATTTCCGAAAGCTGTAGAATTTTCCCCAGTCGCAGAATTACCATATCCAAAAGCAGACGAAGCTGTGCCAGATGCAATATTTTGATATCCAATAGCCGATGTATAAAGATTATATACAGTATTGCTTATACCAATTGCAGATGAATAACCAGATGAATGATCAAAATTATAAGATCCAATACTAACAGATGCAAAACTACTAGCTAAATTTTTATATCCAAAACTTGATGAACTTATACCTGATGCAATATTCTGATGACCTACAGCCGATGACTGAGCTCCAGATTCTATATAATAGTCATAAATATCATGATTATTTTTAACTCCTATTGCACTAGAATTTATTCCTGACGTATAATTATAATAACCAAGAGCAGTGGCATAATCAGCACCAACATCATTATAAGATCCAACAGAAGATGAGTTTACTCCATATGAACTTGTGTTATTACCAATAGCAACTGCATTATTACCAAATGCATTGCAACTTTTACCAATAGCAACCGAATCATTACTTTCTGCGTTACAGTTAGTACCGATAGCAGAAGATGATTGTCCAGAAGCTATACTGAAATAACCTGCGCTTAATGAATAATCTCCAGACGAAATATTACTATAACCAATAGATGTAGAGTATAAACCTATTGTATTGGTCTTATATCCTACTGCAACTGAGTAATTACCAGATAATACTGAATAATTATTTCTAAACCCAACCGAAGTTGAGTATTCTCCATTGGCATTATTCTGATAACCTAAAGATGTTGATGAAATACTACCTGTAGTATTGTTTATTCCGACTTTAATTGAACTTAAAGCATTTACATCCAACACTTCTTGTTGAGAAGTAATTGATTGAATTACATTATTAGGATTTTTATAATAAAGAATTCCATCCTTGTAATTTATAGATAGTTCTCCGTAATCGAGATCTGTTGGTGCTGGTACCAATCCTTGAATCCCGGACTTTTTAAGTATAATTTGATTATAGTCTGACATATATTCTATTTGACTCTATTGAAAATTGTTCTATATTGCCCATTATTCCAACTAGATTCAATACCAGAATCAAAATGGAAATCATTATATCCAGCCCAATATAATTTTCCATCATTTAACATCAGCAATGAATAGGCAGTATCATTGTTATATCCTAACTGAACATCTTTAATATTTGCAACAACATCAGAACTGATTAATATTGGAGTCCACGAAGATTTAATAATTGCCACACCAGCGTTTCCTAATTGACCATTAAAATTAGAACCAGTTCCAAATAAGAAAGAATCTCCGGATTTTGTGCATTTAATAATAGCAGAACAATATGAAGAATTTGAATTACTTACATATAAATCAGTTAAAGTATAACCGGAAGGTAATGTGGAAGTTATATTAGTCCATATTACAACAGATGAAATTCCAGAATTTCCGAAATTACCACATGTATTATTTCCTGTTGCATATATTTGTTTATCGACTGTTAAAATATATGTAACTCCACTTGCATGAGTTGGATAAAATTTACTAATATTACCAGAAACAGTTCCATCCCAAATTTTATATGGTAATGATATTATTGGAGTTGTTACTTTTCCAAATGTATTATCTCCATTATAACCCCAGGCATATAATGAAGCTCCATTATTGCTCTTAATAAAAAATGCTCCATTGCCAGAACTTCCCTTGGAATATAATACATAATTAGACCAATTTGAAAGTTCCGACGGTTTTGAAATAATTGTCCATGTATTTTTACTACCAACAGACCCATTTCCGATTTGTCCGTTGCCGCCATAACCACATGTATAAATTTGATTATTAGTACTCATAATACAAGCACTAATCAAGGTTTCAGATCCACATACAACTATATCTGACACAGTTGTATTAGATGCAACAGTCTGATATCCGATATCACTTGTATTATCATTGGTGCTATTACCAAGTTGACCATAAACATTATAACCTGCACACCACAAGTTATTAGCATTATCCAGAATATATGTCGTATAACTGCTAAGAACTACTTTGATGATAGGATTTGTAATCTGTGGAAATACCTGAGTCCAGGTAGTAATATCTGAAGTAGATCCAGACATTAAATTGAATCGATTATATGAATTTCTACCAATTGCCCAAAGTTGTCCAGTAGTATCAATACACACCATTGAATATTCTGAGATATACAATTTAGAAGCTTTTCTATTTAAAGGTAATGGTATAATCTGATGACCAAATGCATTACAGACTCCGAATATTGAATATCTATTTGCCCCAGTAACAACTACGTTATTATCAGTATTGATATAAGCATATTCCTGCCAGGACATTGCTGATGTATCACCATGAGTTTTTTCTCTAAGTTGTTTAACTGGTCCATTAAGATTTGCGCTAAATTCAGTTAATAAAGGAGAAGTACCAGATCCATTAGTATAATATACATGGATTCCATCCCAAGAAATATAACCACCAGATACCGTTGCTAATTTATTAGGAGTGATTGTGGCGGCTGATATTTCTGATCCCGTAATTGCAGCAACCCCCAAAACTCCCCCGACAACTGAAAGAGTCGAATCATGTTTAACTGCAACTGTATATGTGTCCGATGCCGATAAATTAAATGAAGATACACTCGAAGAATCTGAAGATTTATTAAACTGAATACCATCTCCAGCTAATAATTGTGTATTAACAATTGTATCAGAAACTAACTTGATGATATAAGTTGTTGTTAAGTAAGGTTGAAGAATACTGAAAGCTATACTAGATCCGATCGATCCTGTACTGCCAGTTATAGTATGTATATGCGATCCAGCAGAAGCTGTTTCAAATGTGCCATAACCTCCCCCCATATCCTGATTTGCCGATCCAAATATATTGCCCGTGCCATATCGTCCTTTGTTAATTGAATGCGTATGAGCTCCGGCGGAAGATATTATTAATGTTCCAGTATCATGATTATGACTTGGTAATTCATCAGTAATTAATGTATGCTTATATAAACCGCCATAAGAACCAATAACAAAAGCTTGAGTGGTTATTGAATCTGTTCCTATTCCTCTACCAATAATAGATCGACCTTTTAAGTCGGGAAGTTTACCGGGCGCTCCATAAGTAGATCCTAGTAATGCATATAACTCTGGATATGTAACACTTGAAATAATAGAACCATCGCATTCGGCCCAACCGGTAGGGATTGTTATTCCGGAATATGCAATTATAGTTCCAACAGGAATAATCTGATTTAGAATTCCTGGAGATACTGATGTTATCTGTCCTAAAATAGAAGTACTCAATGAAGTTTCATCCTTCCATGATAAAACTCCAGATTTTCCAGTTAAGTATGAAGTAGAACTTGGACTAGCTCCCGTAGGAACTGAGAATAAATTAGTACCCAGTCCTAAAGAATTGGCAGCAATAATAGATCCCGCTTGTATAGCTGCGCTTGATTTTAGTATAGAACTTTCATAATATAAACCAGCATCTCCTATTTTTAATGTTGGTCTTGAACTAGATCCAGCACTAAAAGTTTTGGATCCTGTTATAGTTTGATCACTGTTAAGAGTGACATAATTAATTGTAACTCCAGAATACAAAGCATCTATAGCAGTCGATACAGTTTGAAGTTGAGCAGTAATACCATTACTCTTTAATCGCCATTGTTCAAATGTGTCAGACGTAGATACACCGGTTCCAGAAAATGAGTTAAAGGATATGTTGTCCATTATCTATATTTATAATTAAGTTGTCTTGCTTTTAATTTTCTTTGAAACCGTTTCTAAATTCGATAAACGTTCAATAACCAAATCTTTCCATTCAAGTAAGTTATCAATTTGATTATGCAACTCTTCAATCTGAGAATATAAGTCCGCAATTGTATTAGCATGTTTTAGTTGCATGTTACGTCTATGACATACAGCATTATAGGCAGACACATCAGTATTGATAATAGCCTTTGAATATGTATCTCGAACCAAAGTAGGATTATCTTTTACTTGTATTGTATGATTTGGACTCATTTGTTTAGAATGTTGCGATTGCTCGGAAATCCTTAATGGTAGGAACCTGAGTTTTATCATCAGACACCATTACAATTTTTACTGCGAATGAAGTAAATAAAGGAACAGTATGAATATTATCAGTATAATGAATTTCAGTGAATACAGAAGGATCTGAAGAAACTGGAATCTGGCCGGGAATCGAATTATAAAGATTCCAATTGGTATCATCATTATATTTTACATAAACTCTAATATTAGAGTTAGTAATTGGTCTATTAACATTTACATAGATATCTATCTGATCAGATGCATTATTAAGGGTAATAGTTCTTGTGATATATCGAGCTGCCGCATTACCGGCATCCATTATTAATTCTGTATCAGTTCCAGATCCATCTGTAATAACATTATTAACACATATTAATGAATTGCGTTCAATATCAATTACAGGACTTAGATATGATGAAGTTGAAGATAATGTAGACTTAAGATCAATTGGAGCAGAAGTTGAATCAATGCTAAATTGAGAAACTGCGGCATAATTCTCATTTGGTATAATGGTTGAATATGAAGCAATATTCATATCTAAAGAATCGGTAATACTTGTATTATTAACAGCAACAGCATTGCGATTAAGATTAAATAATGAAATATCCACAGATTCAACAGTTCCTGTGGTAGTCCAATAATCAGAAGGATTACTAGATTTTGCAATTTTAACTACGGGCGCAGAAGAATACCCAGACCCTGGATTTGTTATAGAAATTCCAGACAATTTATTTGTGTTGGGATTTTTTATAGAAATAGCAGTTGCAGTAACTCCTGGAGGATCAATTTTTATTGTAGTTGTCGCAGTGGAATATCCAACTCCTCCATCATTAATAATAATACTTGTTACCTTGCCAGCATTAATAAGTGCATGAGCTTTTGCATGAGCTCCCCCAGAGGTAGAAATAATAGTTACAAGAGGTGGTAGAATATACCCAGTATTTCCATCAGCTGAAATGGTAACAGTATTTGGTATAACTCCACTTGATGGTATAATGACTGATGCTGTAGCAATAAGTCCTGGAGGAGCAATAGTTACTGCTGGATTATTTCCTGTGTATGTATCAGATAAAGCCGGAGAAATATCAACTGATACAATACCACCAGAAAGATGTTGGGTGAAATGAGCTACAGCCGATGAAGTATCAAATTCAGCATAGTACATTTTAAACTTCATATCCTTAGTTTGCTCTGAAGTCCAAGTCGATGCATTTTGACTCATCAACAATACTCCATTGTACGCATTCTTTGTGATAGAAGTATTACTACTAACATCAATTCCTCCCACAGTCGCAAGCCAAATTCTATAATCTGCAGAATTAGATGTCACAACAATCGCATATTCAGTTCCATTAAGAAGATATACCGGATCGGAAAACTTAAAGTTTGTCGCAATAGTTCCAGAATTGGCATCTACATTTATATCAGCTGCTTGCATTGTTACAGTTGAGAATGGCATTATTTGTTGTGTAGGAATTCCATTTGAACAAATAACAATATATGCAGTAACTGGAAGATTCGTAGATTTAGCTGAGAAGTATAGATCAAACCCAGTTGCAAATAAACCTTCTTCCACATTAGGAATCATGAATGTTTGAGCTATGGGATCATTCCATTGAATAGAAGTACCAACATTAATTGCTTGATTCTGACTTACTGAAGCTACAACTAATTCAGGCTTACGAATTGATAGAATAGTATCTTGCTGAGTTTCAGTCGTACCAGACGCAATATATTGAGTATCTGCAACAGTTGTAGATTCTGGTTCTGTATTAGATGGAGAATCACTCAATTTGAATACTCGCTGACCACATTTAAATTTGGTTAATTTATTATTAGGAATATAGAATTCCCCCTGAACATTACCAAATTCATCTGTAATGATTGGTAACCCTTTTAATATATCAACATCAATAGACGGAATGATATCATAATATACAGCAGAATCTCCTGCAGTATTCATGGATGTAGGAATATTAGTAAGTTGATTACAATAGCCAGTTACATTAATGCCATCAAAGAAAGCAAATACTCGAGTGTTAGGTTTAAGTTTGGTAGCATTAAAATAAATTTTGATTGGACGAATATATGGAATATAGCTGATATCAATTGCTTTATTACCAAGAGATTGTGTCTGATCTGTGTAGCCGAGAGACGTAAGCGATCCACTTCTAGATTGATATGCAGTTGTAGTAGTCGCAGAAATGGCTTTATTTATAGAAGCTCCGCTAAATCCAGTTGCGGCTGTTATAGCTGATCTACCACTTACAGTTGATTGTCCTAACCAATTTGTTTGCCATTCATTCCAATGAAACCCGAAAGTGTCAGATGTTGCAGCAGTTAAAGCCACAGCATCGTATGCGCCAGAATTATTGATAACTAAATCAGGTGCATGTATAGTGTCCTTCCAATTATCACTTGAAGGAATTAATGATATATTGCCAGAAAATACAGCAACATCATAAGGATTGACACTTAAAGTATCGGAACCATAAGACTGATTAATCAAGACTTGTTCGGTATATGGAAGAGTTATAGTATGATCATGAAGTTTAACTGCTGAAGTATCTGAAGGAACTAAGCGAAGATTCTTCATTGTAAACATCGGTCTTAATAGACCGACTGTATTATCCATTGAACATGCATAACCAGAATTTGCAGGATCACCAATAGAATGCCCAGTGAAAGCATCTACAATATATCCGTTCTTTAATCTTTGACCATTATTATCTGTAATTGATGCATTTTGTGCAGAAGTTTCAAGTAAAGATAAAGATGTGTAATATTCGATGTTAGAAATTCTCTGCTCAATACCACCAATATCTCGCATAGTAAATCGTCTATTATCGATATAATTTACAGTAATATCCTTCGGAGAATATGTATAAGCTGGAACATCAAGTGTATATAAGGCAATAGCATTTGCAGGAATTGATGAAGCTTTAGGTTCTAGTGCGGGATCTCCTTGAAGAACACTGAAGATTCCATTACTATCCACAATAACAGTATCAATTTTCGGTAGATAATAATCAATTGTTGAAGTGATAATGCTATCCGGATCAAGAGGAGCAAAAGATTCAAATGAAACAATGCTACTAGGACTTGCCGGATTAAATAAAATTAGGGGACGGAAATCATATACATCCGACAAACGAACTCCTTTATATGAAGGAATATTATCATATAGGAACGTATCAGATAACGTATACGAGCTTACACTGAAATAATCTCCGGTACCATGATCAAAATAATCATAACTAATATAAAGAGTATCTGAGGTGGCTCCTGTATATGTTATAGAAGCATTTGTATAATAATTATCTCTTTGTCCATCATCTGTGATAGAACACATTGATGTAACATTTTTACCTGATATTCCAGATGTAGTATATACAGAATTTATCTTAATAACATCTCCCTTTGATAACATTCTAATAGCAGTACCAGCACTTAATACTTCTTGGGCCGAAGTTGTTATAGTATTGATAGTTTTTGTTTTTCTGGGAGAACTTCCTGCATCAATAATAATAGGAAGAATTGCGGATACTATACGACCCGGCAAAGTTACCGTTGTAGAAGCTGAACCAGTTCCTGATATAACTTTAACAAGTCCTGAAGTATAATCTGTGCAGATTATGGATGATGTATCACCGAAAAGTCCAACACTTGTTGTAAATGTGGTTGTATTTGGTCCAGAATTCCAAGTGCCAGTAAACAATTTATCATAAGTATAAGATACATTAGAAACTGCCTTTGTTGTACCATAAGGAATAGGAAATAAGCTTGTGCTATTTTGAGAATCAATCAATGTAACTACTCCAGAGATATCAAAATCCACACTTCCTACAGAGTATATACGTTTGGCATTACTTAGATATTTTTCTGAATTCATCTTAATATCAAACAGATGAAGTCTGATAGCATCTGCAGTTCCATCAACTGCCCGAATTTTACAAGTACCTAAAATATTACCATCACTGTAATAACTTTCCGGTTCATCATAGATATTATAAGCTGTAGTTGGATTTGTTATTACTGGTAAAGTAGATCCATGATTGAATTTACCAACAATATAATTACCAACTCTTGCAGAAGAATGAACTGATGCCCCAGTTAAAACATTTGCTCTGCTTTTAGTTGAATATAAATCTCTATTTTGGGTAAGTTCTACACGATATCCTTTGATATAAGCAACTGCAGGATCTAGAGAGATTGAATATAAAGTTTCTCCTATAGCTTCTTTTTGTATATCAGTTTGAACAGGAATTGTTGCAGGATATGATCCTGTTGGCATTTCATCGACAGTATATCTACCGCCGGTTACTCCATCATTATAGAATTCTCGAAGTGTAATCTTAAATGGGCTTAAAGTATAATCTCCAGATTCTTCATAAGTTCTTTTTGCGAGAACATCATCAAGAGATGTATATAATTGTTTTACAGTTTCAAGACATTGAGAATTCTTGATTGTAAGTAACTTAATATAATTAGATGGAGAAAGGGTTGTAGATACAGGCAACTCCTTAACTGGATCCATTTCAACAAAATCTAGAGATAAATCAATTGTATATCTGTCGGCCCCAGGTGCTGAATAATTTGGCATTCCTGTTGCATTATCTAATATTGTTCCATCATTAGAATAATTAACAACAGATTCTGTAATACCGATAACAATTAATTGATTTACTAATGTATCAACTGCAACCTTATCAAGAAATACTGCTTGTGCCGGAGTCCATACAAATGAACCCTTTGTATAAAAAATTCCTTCACTAAGAAATGCACCGGCGGCATAACTTAAAGCATTACAAGCTCCAAGGAGAACTGCATCAGAATATACATTTAATCCTAGAAATGTGTTTACGTTATTAGAATAAGAATCTTGAATACTATTATTATATCTAACATATAAACGGAGAATATTTGTAGATATAATTTTATAACCAAGGAGTTTTGCTGTAACACCTGTCTGACTAGAACCACTACTTACATTAATAGTATTTGCTAAAGTCGTAAATAAAGATGTAGCATTAATAGTTCCAGTAGAAATATCAACTGCCGATACATTATTATCGAATGTGCAATTTCCTCCAAGAATTGCAGAACCATCTTTGTAAATACTTGAACCTAATCTGTCAATCTGAGATTGCAGAATACTTTGAAGTTGATTAACTTCTCTAACCTGAACAGAATATCCTGGCTTGAATAAAATCCGAAGATAGTTTTTTTCAGCAACAGTCTTATTGCCTTGATTTACATCCTTGACATTGAAGTCATCGAAATATGTTGTACTATAAGAAGTAATTGACATTAGAATTGAATTATGATTTTAATTTCTTCAGTTTGAGATTCGGATCTTGTAATGGCAGCACGGTTTTCAATGAATACGACTTCTCCAGAATTTGCCATATATTCTCCTGTACTACTTCCAAGAATTGTTGGAGTTAATGCAGAAGATCCCATGTAAATAGTTCTGTTTGTCGTGAGAGCCGTATTTCCATAATCACTCTTATTGTTTTGGTGATAATATAATTTATAAGTTAACCCATCATAAATTAAAGTATCCACAATAATTTTAGTAGTCCCATTGATAGTTAATATATCTCCAGTAGAAACCGTAACAGTTCCAGATAAAGTTAGATATGGAAGTCCTCTCATGGATGCTCCATAGTTACTAATAACCCCATTCGGTAAAGGATTTTTTAGGAGAGAAATTTGACGATACGGAATATAAAATCCATCACCAGAAATTAAAGATTCTGCTTTTACTGAAATTGCTGCATACCATGCAGGAAGAATCTTATATGGATAGCAAGCAAATCCAACATCTGGGGCGATTTTTGCAACAGATGCAAATCCAGAACCAGGAGTAGATCCAGATGAATCTAATGTAACAACTCCAGATATAACATTTACTAATCTTAAAGTTGTGAGATTTACAGATGTGGGAGTTAAGACAGTGATAGATCCAGATGAGATTGTTCCAGTTAATGCAATTGTTCCCGATGTAGCATCCGAAGTTGTATATGTATAGGTAAAGGCTGTATCAATTCCTGCCCTATATCCAGAACCGCCATTGACAACACTAAATCCATAAAGTAATCCTCCTTGAGCAGCTTTACAAAGAGCAGCTTCTCCATCAGAAGTTTTATCAGTTGTTATGCTAATAAATTGATCAGTAATTACAGAATTTACGGAATTAACTGCAACCACATCAATTAAAATCCAAACATATCCATCACCAGAATTTGCAGCGTACGGTGCATATTTAGTTACATATGAAGGAATTGTAGAAGTTGCTGTATTTGGAGGAGCATATAGACATAGAAATATATTACCACTAACAGTAACATAACATGGAAGATACGTTACATTATAATCATCTGTGGAAGAATAAAAACAATTATCATTAATAGGATCATATGCCTTATATCTCTTACCAGTTAAGAACTTATTATTAGGAATAACCTTTGTACCATTTGCAGCAGTAACTCCAATAAGGCTAATGAGATTACTTTTAATTTCTCGTTCATCTAAATAAGTTCCTAAAGGAGTTGGTACAGTGGTATCTACCTGTTCATCTGTAACCCATTTATCAGATTTGCCAAGACCAACATAGTATTGATTAACTCCTAGATCTGATATAAAAGCAGATGTGTTATTACGCCGAAAGTTTTCTGTAATGATAGCAGACATGTTTATATTTATACGTATTTAATTGAGGTTTATCAAGAAATTATAGACTTGCGACAAAATCGGCTTGAGTGCCAGATACATTTATATTAGATGTGTTAAATCGAGATCCTTGGGTTGTAACTCCCGTGATTATATTATTATGTATTTCTGGTATAAATGTATTAGTCAGTGTGGTTAATATCAGGATTGGGGTTGCTAGAATACCAGTGTTTATTACATTAATAGTATTATTGGTAATTTTCAAATTAGTACATATTAATGCTGAATTATTCTCTGTGGAGAATAGTATACCATAACCAGACCATCCGACCGCATCAGATGGTCCATTCATATATGGAGATATGTTAAAATCATTCCCGGTAATTGTTATATTAGAATTGTTATGACCCCATGAAGCAAATCCTTGAATGACGTGCTCGGCTGTATTATTGATTATATTGAGATTGTTAATATCAAATGCATCATTATGATATAAAGTTGTACAATTTTTAACATAACAATTGGTTATAGATGAACCATTATAAAGAGTAAATCCGTACATTTTGGGATAATTATATTCCAATAAGCTAGTACCAGGCCATAATACCCATGAATCCCAAGAATCTGGCATGATAATTGATATATTATTACATTGTAAATTTTCTCCTGTAACAATAGTTACATACGGATTTGCTGGTCCAACTGATACAGGATTATCTATGAGAGAATTAGTAAAAGATGAATTGTATCCCCAAATTGGGAATACTTCACCAACTCCCCCAGTTGTCCAATTGATAAAATGACAGTTATCCATTGTCCCATTATCCATAATCAAACATCTATATTCAGGACCTTCTATTCGAGACGATACAGGTAGAGCGGTAAAATATGTTGGATGTATGGCAACTATATTATTAACTGAATTTGCATCTATAACAATACCTTTTAAAGTTGCTCCGTTAGAACATGTAATTACACATGGTGGTTCATAGTTTGTCCACGGAGCATTAATCATTTTAATAGTCGCACTTCTGCCAATACTAGCAGCAAGAGTTATTGGGCATGATATTACTGTATTTCCTGTGGCATTATTTACTGTATATGTTCCCGCCCCCAATAAAACTGTATTGACATTTGGTAAATCTCCAGTAATATAAGAATCAATCGCTACAACTCCTGCATGATCAACTGAACTACCATTATTGTAAATTACAGTAACGGTTTGTACTTTTGCTATGGCAGTTATAGTAATCGTGTAAGTAGTTGAAATTGCTGCCAATGACGTGACTACGACATTAATAATATTATCACCAATTACCAAGGGAATTCTATTTGAAGTATGACCTGATTGTACTACATCTCCGTTAACCGTAATAACGGCACCTATATCATTTGAGGTGGGAGTAATAGTTATAGGAACAATATCATTGGTTACCACTGAAGTATATGAACTGGTTTCGGTAAAAAACCTTGGATACATCGTAGCATTATTTAATGACAAGCCTGACAATGTGGTAGCCTTTGATACTTTAGATACCACCCATCCAGAAGATAACGTTGTAGAATCTGAGGTTATAATAGAATTGTCGTAACTAGATATCATATTATAAATTTGTTACTGTACTTAAGAAGAATGAAGTTACTTCATTATGTTGTATGATATTAACATAACAAGATATATTGCTAAATTTGCAGACATTTATATTGCTATATGGTTCCATCGCTTGAGCAATAGTCATATCTCCATATCCTGCACATAATTGAGTACTATCTAAGCTTCTTGCCCATGATTGATAATTCTCTCGCACAATTGAATCTCTACTATTATCACATAATTTCAATAAGCCTAATGTCATTAAAATCATTCTAATTAAAGATTGATCTAATGTAGGATCTATTAAAGCTTTAGATAGAATTGTGTAAATTATGGCGCCAAGATTAATTCGACCTGGTTGATATTTTGGAGAATGATAACCAATAACTGGAGGTTGAAGTAATTTATAACTCAAAAAATCTGCATTATTTTTGAATAGATTATAATCAATATAATTATACCATTCACTTTTTGCCAATAATTGTAGAAGTACGGCTGTAAATAATTTTAATCCCGCAGGATGCACTAATCTTAAATAATCATTAATCCATACATCACTACTATAGGAAGACTTAATTGAATATGAATATTTCTGCCAATAATGACCATCATGTAATTTGTAATTATCTGATGCAAATGATTTATGATTTGAATATTTCCATAATTTCTTTGTGTCATTAGCCAAAGACCAAACGGTAGGATTCAATGCTATAATTGAATATAGGTTCAAATGATTTGTATCATAGATGATATCGCCATAACTACTCCCAGGAATAGACTCAGCATGAATACTAAACCCATGTTGATATTTGAATGGTCTCAAATTATCTATAGATTTATATACAACATCTGAATCGTTATATACTAAGGCATCAACCACATTTCCCCAAACAGCTTCATCTGGCCAGGCTGCATCTATTATTGTTATATTTTGTAAATTATCATATGTAAATATCCAACCACGAACCTTTGTATAATAATCGTAATAAATTGATTCATATCTTTCAATGAATGGGATATTATATAATTCAGGATTCTTGGCTTCATATGACCATACATTATCACGAAAGTATTTTAGATATACAGTAAGTTCTCCATTGGGCCCGATTGGCGAATCTGAAGATACTACCATTGTTTCTTTATTCGGATTAGTCAAACAAAGATTTGCATGAGTAAGATCCTGAATGCTACCCCATTGACCAGAACCAGCTGATAAATCGAATAGATAATCTCTAGGATAAAATATGCTTACAGTTTCATCATAGAATAATTTAAAGAATGCATATATAGAATCATCTGATCCTCGGGTATTATAATATTGCAGAACTATTTTATACAGAGTAACTTTACTTAAAGATGAAGTATTAGGTATTGTTCGAGCAATTAAACTTTGAATACTTGTCAAATACTTGTCAGATGCTATATCAATATCTTTATCGGAAGTAATATTTGATATTTCATATGAAGGTAATCCTACGGAATTGATATGTTCATAATATCTTTCAATGAAACTAATAAGAGTGGATGAAGATTCTCGAAGATTCTCTGGATACAGACCCGAAACTTTTCTGGATTCTATATTTCTAGGAGCCGCTGAATTTGCTACACTTAAAATCATTTATTACCGATCTCGTTTAAATGTGTTATAATTGATGGATTGACTGATACCTCCAACCACAATGGCATCAACTTCTCCATATACAGATATTCTATCTGTATTAATTTGAATTAGTTTATTACGAGCAGATGCAATATCATTTGATGCAGGAATAAGATCAAGATAAACAGTTGTGTCAATATCTGCATCCAAATAATCAAGTTCAACGATTCCCGCCGTAATATCAATGGAACCTACGTTGTTGTTATATACAAGTTGAGTTCCATCTGATGCAATACTATAACTGTAAATGATTCGTTTATTGGAATTGCTTGGATTTAGAATATCTCCAAGATAATATGTAACACCTTTATATGTCCATCCAGAAGACTTTATAATAACCACATCATTTTCTGGATTAAGTTGCATCCCATATTTCAAGGTGAGAATAGTAGGAGATCCTGCAACAATAGTAAATGTTTTTGAAACATAAACCCGAACCAATGAATTAAGAATAGCTGGAGAACTAGTATCAATAGTTTTTGATAATAAAGAATGACGAAATACACCATCAAATGATCGGAGATATTGAGAATTAAAATCAATGACTGTTTGTTTAACAGCACTTTCCATTTGTATTGCCGATAGTGTTGTTTGATTTTTGTTATATTTAAACATCACATCGAGAATAATATCAACATAATCATAATTTATAATTTGAGGTAGAATTGAAAGTACTTTCTTACCAGATAGAATATTGAGTACTTGTGATCTATCCTCATCAGTCAATTGAGATAATACACCAGAACGTACATTAGATTTTGCAATAGATATGAATACCTGACCATAATAAGGAGGATTATTTTCTTCTCCACCCCATACTGCAATAGTTTGAGCAGTCGGAAAATCTCTCTTAATGATAGCTTTATAATCATCTGCAGTGACGGCCCGATTTTGAGCAATAAAATTTAAAGGAGCATTAAACTTGATACTACTGATACTTTCATTATATGAACCTCCTGTTGCGAATAAACTGTTTCCATTAGTATCAGTTGCAGCTGTTACGTTATATTGTGGAGCATTCTTTAAATCTGAAATCAAATTCATGGTAAATCCTGTACCATATCCGGCTCCATTTACAATAGGACCTTCAGTGACAAGATAACTCAATTGTAATACACCGAGGTTATCTGGAACTTTTCCAAAGGTTGTACCATTACCAAAACTAATAAAATAATTTCCATTATAATTTTCAGAGATAAAGTATATCTGAGAAGAACCATCTATATTAGCAACTTGCTCAAACCTATTATATACATCAAACAAACCTGCTCCCGTAGGATATACTAGTACTTTAAGAGTAGAAATATCAATATTCTTATCATTAATTATATATTGATTATTATTTTGAAGATTATTAATCTGAATATTAGTAGTAATTAAAGCTCCCTGATATATATTAGCAATTCCCGAATATACACCATTATTTAATGTTAAAACGACATCGTCAAGATTCACAAATTCATATGAAACTTTATTGATATATGTATTAAAAATTGTATATGCTGGAACAATAATTGTTGTAGATGAATCTATATCTGCGGAATAATTACGAGATATATTGATTGTAGCTTTAGCGGCAGTATAACTATTTGGGGTATAACCTATAAGCTTTGCACAAGATACTACGTTTTGTCTAAGTTGGGCAGAATCAATAAAACTTTCGTTGACTGCCATATGAGCAAGTACAGCATTATAATGAGTATTATGAGAAAGCAAATCTATCAAAGTATTTAAACCGGATCCAGAATAATTCCAATCTTTGAACGGAGAATCCGACGCAGTAAAATATGCGATTAGATTCATCTTAATCTGATCGAAATCTAATTCTGTTACATTGATTCTTTGACTTGGATTTGCCATTTATCTGATTCTGTTGAGGTAAAATGTTACATCTGCAACCACATCATAGGATGTTAAAAATGTTACAGTGACTTGATATGCATTTCTAATAGAATTATCTATAACTTGGACAGTTATTTCGGATACTCTAGGTTCATATTTTTTTATGAGATTTTCAATAGCATCTTTTAAGGCGAATGCTGTAAATGGATTAGCATTTTCAAATAATAAAGATCTAAGACCAGATCCTAATTGAGCTTGAAATGGTCTTTCATGATGATTAGTTAATACTAAATTTCGTATAGATGATCTAATTGCATCGAGATCAATAATAGGAAGAATATCATTATATACTGGATGTATAGTAAAGCTTGGATCCATATCACTATAAAGAAAATTACGTGATACGACACTTGCGCGTCCATCACTGTAATCCGATAAAATCCTACTCATATATTATATTTATACAAGAAGATTTTGAGTTTCTAAACATTTGTAGTTGCTCCGTTAGTTGCTGTAGCTTCAGAAGCATATAATTTGTGAGCAGATTTATAATTTGAATTTATTTGAGTTCCTAAAGAAACAACAAAGGCCTGTACTTTATCAATTCCTGGACTTGGATATAATCTATGATTTGTAGTAAATATATCAGGGTGATGATAAGTATTGCTACCAGTTCCCGTTCCTGTATATGCTCCAGTATCTGTTACTGTATATTGGCCAGATGTGGTTTTACCTGCTGGATTATATGGAGTTCCGTCGGGATTTTTTAAGGCTATTACTGAACCACCTGGCCAACGAGTACTAGCTATAGTTAGACCGTCTCTTAGAATTCCATATGCTCCTCTGTCACCATCTCTAGTTCCTTCTAGCTGAACTTTACCTGATCTTAATTCTGCGGCAGTTGTAGGATCATCGCTTGCAGGGCCATAAGTAGTACATCCAACATTTTCAACTCCTCGAGTAGGTACTAGAACATTCTTCATAAAGTATGCTCGAATTACATTAGTATTTTTCCCAATTTCTAACTTACCGCGTGTAATCCGTCTATTAAAATCCATCATAAGTTCGGCGGACCATTCTCCATGAGATTTCTCTATTCGTAATGCATTATCAATATATTTCTGTTGTAGAATAGCATCTTTTGATGAATCTGTTGTAATCTTTATATCATCATGATATGAATAGATTAATGTTGTCACAGCCGTTATCATCACCATGTAATTGGAGAAAGGTTTAGTTATATCTCCACCCTCCTCAATTTTTTTCAACTCAGTCATCTTGGGAGTATCTTTTGCGACTGCGCCTCTTAACCCTTCCAAGAAAGTATCATATGAATTCTTGACATTATTAGATGCTGGATTAAATATCGGCATTGGTGTGGGAGTGACAATCTTGGGTTGTAATGTGGGGTTAGATTTGATTCTTCCTGGAGAAGGTAGTCCAAACACACCGTAATCTTGTTTGTTACACACATTATTAATATCCTTTAATATTTCAGTAATCCCAGGAATATTTGGGAATTGTTTTTCAAGAGCATGAATTTGATCATTAATATTCGCATATACTCCCGATGAAGCTAGTACAGCGTCAAGAAAACTTAAAGGATTACTTCTAATATCCTGAATTGACACAATTATAGCCTCCGCTTCCTCAATCATATTAACAATCTGTGAAATTAGATTAGAAATACCAAGCCCTGGAATATATGCTAATAATAAACTCAATGCTTTTGCAGCAACAGCTTCCATTAATTTTTCTGGAAGAGATTTTGCACAATCAGAAATAGACGCTATAGTTGAAATTGCACTAATCTGTGGAACATCCAACCGATATAAAAGAGTTTCTGTAATGAAACCAGATGGATCTTTAAGAGATGCTTTACCTTCTGGAGTTAACAATCCAGTTTTAAAATTAAGTTGTTCTGCTATTGCGCCCGTATCCATTGCTATAGTATGAGTTGCAATCACAGGAGTTGTAGATTTATAATTCTGATCTACAACCATTACAGAAACTTGGTATGTTCCAGGATCAGATGGTGCGATTAAAGATCCATTGTATGTTACAATACAATCTAAATTTGGTGGGTTGGTAATTATAGTTGCGACCGGAGAAAGTCCATTATATATAAAAGTTTCATCGTTCAAAGTAATAGTTGCAATACCTTTATCAATAGATAAAGACTTTGAGGTATTTACAATGCCAACATCTGACCTTTTGACATCACTTGGATCCCATTTGGATGTAAAATATCCAACCATAGGACTTGTCCCACCCAAAGGATTAGGTGATAATGAAGCTTCGACACGAATATCATATTTTCCTATATTAGTGGGAATAGTCGTACTTGATGTATTATCATTAGAAATGTAAGTTACTGTATATGTTATAGATAACAATGATACAGGATGGTATATATCATCAAGACCAGAATTATCAGTATAATACCCAACAGTATTTAAAACAACTCCTGGAAATGATCCAAATGTTGTCTTGAGATTATCTGTAAGAGTTATATAAAGAAAATTTGGAAGATGTATCATATAATCGGAGGAGCTGATGGAATTTCAGATGTTAGATGAATATGAGATGATAATGTTACTGGTCCGGTTAGAGTACTCATAGTATCAAGACATTCTACAAATGCATTAGGAGCAAGTATTGAAGGAGTTTTTGCGAAAAATACTGGAGTTAATGCAGTGATAGTTCCAACAGCAGTTATATTACAAGTTGATAATGAATCTATTCCAATTAATGATCCTCCAATAGAAACCTTACCAGACGAATTAAGTGATGTTCCAGAAGGCCCTCCAGTAATATGAGCCGATCCAGTCGAGGTCATATTATAATCTCCTTTGATAATAGATGTATATCCAGAAGATACCGTTTCAGAAACTTTACCATGAACCGTATGAGTAAAATCTTTACTTTCCGTGATCTGTTTACCTTTAATCTTTTCAGATGCATCTCCTACAACCTCAAGAATATAATTACCATCAACATGAAGACTATAATCTCCATGAACTGTTGTATGCATTTCCTCAGTTTCAATCTCTAACTTCTTACAATGAAGTTTAACACTCTGTTCCATTGTGACATGCGCATTTCCTTTAATATGAATATGACCATCTCTGATAACCATTATCCAAGAATCACCTTGGATATCAATGATAGAAGTACCATCGGCTATAATTGTTTTTGATGTACCCGATTTATGATGTTCTGCAATTCGTTCATGTCCAGGTGTGTCATCAACTTCAAAAACATGACCACCCTTAGTTTGAGTTACAGAATTAAAAGTATATTGAGAATCCTCTGTGGGTACAGGAGGATTCCATAGATTCGTAAACTGAAATTCATTTGTTGCCATACTATACTAACATTGAAGATGAAGAACTCGTGGGAGATTTAATACGAAGAAGACTTCTAACACTACTCATTGCTGTATCTTTAAGAATAACACCTTCAACTCCATTTGATATTGAATTCCCTTGAATTAATTGGAAACCTTTTTCTGTTTGTTTTACTACAATAGCTGCATGAGAAAATGAAAATATAACAATATCTCCTGGCTGAGCTTCTCTAGGATTTTTAATAATCTGTACTAAAGCTGGATTTGATGCAGCCCAATCTGTTTCTAATCCAAAAGCAGATGCTGTCTTTGGTCTATGTTTTTCATCAATAATTCCACTTTGTTGAACACACCAACAAACAAAGGCAGCACACCATGCTTGCCCATAACCAGAAGTATCTGAACTTGTTGCAGTCCAGTATTTTTCAATTCCAGGTCCTCTATTATCATGATTAGGTTCCACAACTCCTATTTGTGTTAAACCCACATTTGCTATTGCAGAAGCAGGACCAGTCGCAACTGGAACTGGATCGTTAGAAGTTCCGGTTGTAGAAGTTGCGGTTGTATTTTTACCCGTAGGACTATATATACCAGAACTCGATAATGCCGATTGTTGAGCATTAGCAAATCCAGGATTATTTCCATTAGTATATGCAAGAGATCCTGCTGGAGCATCTGGTCCCGATCTTAAAGGATAGGTTCCCATGGGATCTTGAAATCCAATAGCCGATGGTCTACCACTAAATCCAGTTGATGAAGATGCTCCGGGAATTGTTCCTATAATAACGGGATCTTGCAATTCAGCATCTCTAAAGAATCCAAAAACCCATGTTCCTGCACTCATGGAATGATTCAAGCCAATACCACAAATACTCGCAGAAGTTGTTGGAAGTATTACAGTTGCCCATGGCAAATCTTGACTGGGAAGTAAAGTTAAATCTGGTGTATGATATCCCATACACCTCACCTGAGCACGTCCTAGCTGAAGAGGATCATTAGTACTTTCGACAACACCTGTAAACCAATGAGAAATTTTCATAGCTTATCACTTACAACTCTTAGTTTACTTGTATAATATCCATCAGAAAATGAATGAGTTACATTGGATATTATATATGGACCTGATATTCTTTCATCTAATTGATCTATACTATTTCGGGTACTTTTATCATATATTTCAACATTAATAGCTTTATATATTTCTAAATTGATCTTTCTTCCAGGATTTAAATATAAATCTCCATATACAGTAACTTCATGTGTAACTGAACTCATTCTTGCAGAAAATGCTTTCGCATTAGCTATATTAGCGAGTAAAGGTCCAGAAGTTGAATTCAATTGAGAAACTGGATTTGGAACTGTATTAACTTCCAAATTAGTCATGCTTGCATTAGGCATGTCAGATAATGCAATAGGCTTAAAATTTTTATCATGAGCATATAATGTAATAGATCCCTTATTAAATATAGTTTTAAACGGATCTTGTATAACATTGGTTGTGGCAAGAGTATTTGGTATAATAACTGATCGATTTTTATCAGCATTAAAAATTTGTTGAGTCCAAGTTTTAGTACCAAGATCTGTAACATTGACTACACTTGCAAATGCACCAGCCTTAGCTAACTCCAACTTATTTAATTTCATGTTGGATTGCATTTCAATAATTCGGAGAATCCCATCCTTATAAGCTTCAGGAGAATCTCCTGTATTATCCAACTTTTGTTTATATGTGTATTTTCTATATGAGCTAGAATTAACTAATTCCGTCCATGAAGATAATCTTGGTATATTTTCTGAAATTCTATTATATAAGAAAAAAGGTGAACCAACAGAATCAAATAGCTTGGATCTTAACCATTCAGCAGCTCTAAGAGGACTTTGAATGGTGATAATCCCATCAAACATAGTTATTGGAAGTTTTTTTGGTACAAGTAATTTTACATTAAGATCATCTTTAAAGATATTATAGATGTTTGTGAGAACATTGTTTTTTATAGACCGAGATATTTTTGTAAGAGCTGATAGATAAGCAAAATCCGATATAGCAATAAGAGAATATTTTTGAATATTAGGAGATGATGCTAACTTTTCATAATTAGGATATTCAAGAACTGTTAATTTCAACTTAATATTTTTTACGGGAGTTGCTGAATTGATTTCTGGATTATTACTAATCTTTTCAATTTCAATATTGATTATTTCTTGTCCATTAATACCAAAATCTTCAAAGAAATTAATCGTATCTTTTATAGTTGCCGATAATGTTATTACTGGGGAAAACAACTCTTCAGTTATAGTGAAAGATTCTACAATTCGACGAATATCTCTAACTTCATTCTTTGAGTTTGTTATATCAAACTTAATAAGATTGAAGGCGGATGGAATATTAGCAATTCCATTCTCAATACCCTTTGGTGTATTCCTTGTAATGATATTAGTCATATTAACTATTCAAAACTGAGAAGTATGCAGATGCAAAATCAGCAATTCTATCGGCTCGGATGATTTTAATTTGAGTTTTGGCATCATTTGTTATAGTCTCAATATCTTGAAAACTTTTATATATTGGTTCGTTTGTTCCTAACTTAATTAAGTCATATACATTTCTAATATTCCCAAATGTATCATAATATGTATGAGCTGCATTATAGTATAAAGACCAATTGTATGGATATGATATGACAGTTTTATTATTTATTTCTGATGTAACACTAAGCGGAATATACACTGAATGAAATATAACATCATTTATATCAGCCCCAGTTTCTATAATAGTTTTCCAGGCAGACTCTTTTAATCCGTTAGCCACATACATGGATTTCATGATAGATAACCATTCAAGTTTTAGAGGAGAATTGACTACATTAGGCTCATGCCAAGAAAGTGAATAATGTGGAGATGATATAAAAGAATCTCTAGAATTAGAAGATATATCATAGATAATCAATTGTTGCCTAGCCGAATCAAATTTTAGAATTTTAGCACTACTTCCTACATCATTATTTAAACGCAAATATGGAAGATACTTTGAATTCAAGGGAGTTAAACTAAAATCCATGAGATCATCTTTATTTTTAATATCAATTAAAGATTCTGGAGTAAATGTAATAACTGAATATGGAGAATATTCAGCTTCTATCATACTATTTAAATCATAATAAGACATTGGCCATGCCTCATTGAGACCGTCTTTGAGAAACGAATTTAGAATAAAGAAAGTCCAATAATAGTCGGAAGTTCCATATAGATCATATGATACTGTATCTGGTCTATCTCCATCACGAATAGTATAGTAGGTATAAACCGATGCATCATCGGGAAGTTTTGATGCAGTCACTGAAACCTCTTGTGTAATATTAGTGAGATTTGTAACAGAACCATCACCATAAAGATCATATGGTATTGTAGAGTATTTGGAAAAGAATGGGGTTGGCATGATAGATTAAATTAAAGGCCTCCTACCCTTGTACCGGATGCATTACCCCCAAGATATTGAGGAAGAGTTCCTAGAGGACCAGCTTTACCGACTCCATCATTATTAATAGGAGGAAGCGGACTTATTAAATCAGATGATGATGAATTCGGCGCAGCAACATCTGGAGCAACATCTGGAGTAAATACATTGATGCCAGTTCTCTTTGGTTTATCACTATTCAGACTTAGAATATCTTCATATGTAAGTGCTCTTGTTTCTTTAAATGATACAGTTAATTCAGTTGCAAACGGAGCAGAATCATTTCTCCACATATTATTAGAAGAGTTGAAAGTAGAATCAACACTTTCCAGATAACAATCAAATATCTTTGGAATATGATCGAGTTCTTTTATTTCATTTCCTCCGCTAAAAGCAACAAACCGAATAGTCCAGGATGGCGGATATAATAATTGAAATCCATTTGAAACTGGATAAACCCCTGATCGGAAAGCATATACAATACGTCTAATAAGATCAGCTTCAGGAGCACTACTAGGTATTAAATTAAATTTAAAAGTAAATGTCCTTGTACCAACTCCAGAAAATTCTGTATTTACATAAGGATTGAAAATAGTACCTGCCCCAATAGATGCCGCTGAAGATATATTAGGAGAAACTGATTTCAATCCTTTTAGAACAAGTGAAGCTATTTCTTCCTTAGATCCACCTAATTGTTGCTTGGCGTTATCAAATACTCCTTTGATAGCATCCATATTTGCACCACCTTGTAAAGATCCAGCAACTGCATTCCCAATAACTCCAAGTTCTTTTGCCGTATAAGTTGAACTATCGGCCGTAGAAATTCCAGTAGGAATTGGTAGTGCTATCATTGGAGCTTGTGCTCGCAATCTAATATTCGATGATGCCACATTCTTATTATTCTGAGTAAATACAACCATTGGCCTATAAGTCGTAGATGCAACCATAATATCCAATGGAAATATTAATGGAGCTGAAGACTGTGAGTTATTTGCCATGATAAATATATTTATATATGTCAAAGTACTATTCTGGAAAATTTCGTCCAAAAAACATTTCTAAGTATGAAGGACAATATGATAATATACAATATAGATCATTATGGGAACGACAAGTATTTAAATGGTGTGATGAAAATCCTAGTATAATTTCATGGTCTTCAGAAGAAACTGTAGTTCCATATGTTTGTAGAACTGATAATAAACACCATCGGTATTTCGTTGATCTCAAAATTACCTTCTCTAATGGTAAAACTTTTCTAATTGAAATCAAGCCAAAAGCTCAAACTATTTTACCTAAAAAACCTGCACGGCAAACTCGAAAGTTTCTTTTGGAAGTTCTTACTTATACAAAAAACCAGTCAAAATGGCACGCAGCAGAAGCATATGCACATCAAAGAGGTTGGGAATTTGAGGTTTGGACTGAAGATTCTTTGGCAGATTTAGGAATCAAGCTTATTATTGAACGAGCTCCTAAACCAAAAAGGAAGATATAAATAATATCTATATGATATCTTTTAAAACTTACATCTTATTGGAAAATTCTGATTATCGAGGAAACCATTCAGCCCCCATGAATACTCCAGATAAGGCGCCTCTTCACAAACTAGATATGATATATCCCGATGATATCTATAGTTTAGATGCCGCAAGACTATACGGTGATATGGGTGGAGATTTGAATGATAGGATTTCTATAAGCCTTATAAAGGCTTATAGAAATAAGCCCAATGCAAAGGTTACGATTTATCGAGCAGTTCCTAAGATTTTAAGTAATTCTGAGAAGTTGTCTAAATTGAAAACAATGAAATATAACTTCATGAGCAGAAAGTTAATTCCTAGATCTTACAAAGGGGATAAGAAGCTTTTTTATGATTGGGTTACAAAGGAGATAGAGGAAGTTAAAGATAAACCAAACACAGCCAAACTTGTTATTTCTCCTGGAGATTGGGTTACTTTAAATAGACAATATGCAGTTAATCATGGATTAGGAGAATTGCGGGGCAATTATAGAATTCTCACTAAGACTGTGTTAGCCAATCAATTATTTACAGATGGTAATTCAATTCATGAATTTGGATATGATCCCAGTTAATAAATATTTAATATGGTGATCTCTAATTCAAATTCTCTTTTTCAAAAACTACATGCTGAAGCTAAATCGGCCGGAATCATTCCTAACACGATAGCATCACATAAATGGTTTTTATCAAAGTTATCAGGAATGCGACAGACTATTGCCGAACGCACAATTATTACGGATACTTCATTAAAGTCTGGTAATAGAGCTAAAATAGGAAAAATGTATGCTTTTCGATATGATCCTAAACATAAATTAACTCTTCCATTGTATGATGCATTTCCCTTAATTTTAATGGTTGGTCCTGCAAAAGGAGCTAATGGAGAACAGGGATTCTATGGACTCAATCTTCATTATCTTCCTCCACAAGCTCGGGCGGTTTTCTTTGATAGACTTATGTCTTTTACCAATAAAAGATATGATGCAAATACACAAATTCGTTTATCATATTCTATGCTTAAATCTGCATCAAGATTGAAAGCATTTGAACCTTGTTTTCATATGTATTTGCTAAAACACATGAAAGGATTTGCCGTAGAAATTCCTGCAACAGAATGGGAAATTGCTTTGTTCATGCCTTGCGAAAACTTCAAATAAATTTTATATGGCTATTACAAATCCTATTCCTCCAAAGAACACTTCTAAATCAGATCCAAAAACTCTACTTTCTAGAATTCAAGCTAGACAAGGTCTGTCCAGGAGTAATAGATTTTATGTGGATTTCAGTGCTGTCGGCACTTTATTCCAAGTTGATAATGTTCAGTTGGATGATCTTAATTATTTTTGTGAAACATCTTCAATTCCTGGAAGAACAATAGAAACAGTTGAATATGGTATATGGCATCGACCAATTAAATTGCCTGCAGGTTATACTAACGATGATGTTACAATGACATTCCATATGACCAATGATTTCTTTGTTAAGAAGTTATTGGATTTATGGATGGGAAAGATCATTAATATTGATACATATCTTTTGAATTATGATAATGAATATAAAACTTCCATCAAGCTTTATCAATTAGATCAAAGTGATAAAATTATATATGGTGTAGAACTTATAGAAGCATATCCATATACAGTAAAAGCGTTAGAATTGAATAATGGTATTGAAAATGAAATAGTTTCATGTTCGGCTTCATTTACATATAAAGACTTTCGTGTTATTTCTGTTACAAATTCTGATATAACATCAAATCCTATTTCTGTTAATAATCAATATAACAATAGTGCTCCTGTTCCTGGCTCGTCATTAACTCCATTACAGCCAGCCAATAATCCATCTTATCAAACTATAGCTCCGGCAACACCCGGATTGGCTCCTCAACCAGATAATCAACCTTCAATATTAGACACTTTAAACCCTTCATTCTTAGATCCAAGAGTTGTTCCGCCTATCACTTCTCCAACAACTCCTGATTATAAACCCATAATTCCACAAACTCCAGTTTAATTTGAAGATATATATTATATAACACAATAATAAATTATGGCACTTCCTATCATTACATCTCCGAGATATTCGCTTACTGTTCCGTCAACACAAAAAACTATAGAATTTCGTCCATTTTTGGTTAAGGAAGAAAAGATTCTCCTAATAGCACAAGAATCTTCGGATAATACAGAGATTATTCAAGCAATGAAAAATATTATTTCTGCTTGTACATTCAATAAAGTTGATCCTGAAACTCTTTCAGTATTAGACCTTGAATATATCTTTCTCAAGCTTCGTTCAAAATCTGTAGGAGAAATTGCAACTATTAATTGTAAGTGTACAAAGTGTAAGAAGTTTACTCAAACCTCAATTAATCTTGAAGATATTAAGATTGATAATGATCCTAAAAAGAGCAAAATTATTATGCTTACAGATAAAATTGGACTTAATATGAGATATATTCAAGTTAAAGATATGAATGTTCTCATGAATGATAAGTCGGAAAAAACTGATATGATTACCGATATTGTTATTGCTTCCATTGCTAGTATTTTTGATGATGTTGGGGTATATCTTTCAGAACAAACATCAAGAGAAGAAATGGAAACATTTATCAATTCTTTAAATAGAACTCAAATGTCTCTAATTGAAACTTTCATTGCAGAAGCTCCAAAATTATCACATGTTGTAAAGTTTGTATGCTCTTCTTGTAAGGAAAAGAATTCTATAACATTGATTGGTGCACAAAGTTTTTTCGAGTAGCGCTCTCTCACGCAAGTCTTGTGAACTTTTATCAAGAAATGTTTGCTCTTGCGCAATATCACCATTGGAGCCTAAATGAGTTAAATGATCTAATTCCTTGGGAAAAGGAAATCTATCTATCCTTACTCATAAATCATATTAAGGATGAGGAAGAGAAACAAAAAAGAGAGAGTCATAAATCATATAAATAAAGATGAACTATGGCTAAAAAAATATCAAGAACTTCTTCTAATTCGGTTTCTCTTCAAGGAGGATTTCTTGATATTATTGATGAGATTAAAAAATCAAATCAAATCGTCGGATCCATTGCAGAATCTATTAAAGTATTGGATACCGCCAAGTCTTTAGTATTAAAACCTACAGAAGGTCTTCATCATGAAATAGAAATGGGTTTACTCAATATAGCAAATGTCGCAGCTATATTAAGAGAAATCAGAGATGATAAAAAATGGGAAGAGATAGTTAAATATACCAGATTAAGTGCAGAGAGAATATTAACTCTCACTGAAGCTATTAGTAATATTAAGATAGTAAATCCGGTTACAAGTGCTATTTCTAGTAATAAACCTATGGGAGCTACTAGAGTATTAACGTCTCCAGGTAAACGAATAACAAAAATATCAAGTTATAGAGGATCTCGCCATCAAATGGTAGATACTTCAATCGAAACTCCTGGTGTAGGAAATCTATTAAAAGGTTTAATGTTAAGTATCACACCTCAATTTGTTTTTGATGTATATACAAACGGTATTCAGAAATTAGTCAATGTTATAAAATCAATAGATATTTCTTTAATTGATGAAAAATTAAAACATCTTTCAGGACTATCAAGAATAGTTAAAGATATTCAAAGTATCAGTTGGATTGGTGTATTGAAAGGCGCATTGACTCTTAAAAGTCTTTCTCATATATATGCAATGGGTATACGAGCATTAGTAAATGCTTTGAGTACAATAGATATACCTAAAGAACTTGAAGAAAGAATCAGACTTTTTGCTCATATATTAGATCCTTTGGAAACTCTTCAGAATCTAAAATTCGTAAAGATGTTAGCAGGGTCTTTATTGCTATCAACTATTACCAATAATATAGTTGCAGGTCTAACACCATTAACATCTATACCTACTACAAAATTAGAAAAGTTAAAAAATGTAGGAATTATGTTACAAGAGGTATTTACTCCTATTGCAAAATTTCTTAGTTCTGTTGCGGGATCTCTAATGAAAGGAGCTTTAGGTATAACTTTATTGGGAGCTTCAATATTGCCATTTGTATTTTCATTGAAAATGATGGAAGGTATTAAAGAGGACACCATTGAAAATCTTGCTAAAGGCTTAGTAGTATTAGCTATTGCTGGCGGTGTACTTGGATCTGCATTACCAATGGTTGCGGCTGGAGCTTTAGGTATAACTTTATTGGGAGCCTCAATATTTCCTTTTATACTTGCACTCGAATCGCTACAAGGAATTGATTGGAAAATTATTGAGACTATTGGTCCAGCATTATCATCTTTAGCTGAAGGGGCAATACCATTAGTTCTAGCCGGTCCAGGTTTAACTTTAGGTGCTATAGGTCTTGGTTTATTTGCAGGAGGTCTTAAGTCGTTATCAATGGCAATGAATAATGATTCTGCTAAAACATTAACAACCTTTGTAACCAATTTAACAGATCTCACTAAGAATGTAACATTTACAAAACTTAAAGATATTGCTTTGGGAGTTGGTGCATTAGCCTTAGGTATTGCCGGACTTGGAGCTGGCACCGCAATTGATGGTATTCTATCATTCTTTGGTAAAAAACTAGGACTTACAATAGATCCAATTGCACAAATCATAAGTCTAGCTGAACGAGGTGCTGGTATCACTCTTGTTGGCGACGGTCTTAATAATATAGCAAAAGGCTTAGCGAGTATTGCAGACGCCGCTGATGGACTTAAAGCCTTAACTGATTTAGATATTGATAAACTTGAAAGTGTTGCAAAATTTCAAAAAGCCGTTTCCGCTGGATATACATCATGGGATGATTATAAAAGTCATGATTATAAAGATCGTAATGCAATTAAAACTATAGAACCGACTACAGGTATTAGTGTGAACAGTGATGTCAGTAGATCACTTGGCGGGCAAGGAAGCTCTACTCCAATTATTGTTAACAATATTAACACTGGTGGTAATGTATCATCGAATAGTTCTAATATTATGAATAGTGTGATGATGGCCTCAGTACCCGGAAGCGGAATACCTGCATTATGGGATTATTAAATCCTATTCTCATATAAAAAGGTATCAAACTCTTCTGCTGTATGTATACCTTCAAGAGTAGATAGAATATTTCCATTCATATCATAGAAGATACAGTATGGAATTCCTGTAAGTTTTGAATCTAGAACTATATGAATATTATCATAATTATCGACATCAATAATCTGTAATTGAGTTGGAGTCCTATTACAATAATCTTGAATAACTATTTGATACTTCTTACAATCTATACAAGAAAGTAAAGTAAAAACCCTGATTAAAAAGATCATAAAGTATATAACAAAAATCCCGACACTTCTCAAAAAAGAGGTGTCGGGATTTTAAGTTTTATTTAATCGTTATTGTTTGGCAAGCTTAGCAAAATATGAAAGCGACGAATCATCTTCTTCTCCACTCTCACCCGCATCTTCATAAGTAGAAGCAACTGATTCCTTAACAAGTTCTGGCAGAGACTTACCAAGTACAGCTGGTGTAGTTGTATTCACACTAGTGTGATTTACCATAGTATTATCAGTTTCTCCCATAACAGCAAGGAACTTACTTTTAAGTTCATTATATGATTTGAACTTATCAGGAGAAACCAATTCTGTGAGGGAATATAGACCATCATAAAGTTCCTTTTGACGCTCTTCATCACCTGCAAAGATTTCTGAAGGTGCATCAAATTCACTCTTATCATAATTACGATAACCTTCAACGTGACGGATTTTGATCTTGAAATTAGCACCAGCCCACATATCAAAGACATTAACTGCTACTTCTCCAGGGAAAGTTGGGGAAAGTTTTTCATTGATCATGTCAAAAATCTTCTTACCATAACGGAAGATTTTGATTTTCCCTTCATTTTCAGGATTTGCTGGATCTGCTATTACTAGTACATTAGAAAAATAATTAAGATGACGTTTGCGAGCACGAACGCCCTCTTTATCTTTTTCATTGCCACTATTCCATTTTAGGGCGTTATACTCAGATACATAATCTTGTTGACCATTTGTGGTTAATGAATTTTCAATGTACCAACGACCAGTTGTTTCACCTTTAAATGAATGCGACCAAAGTCGTACGAATGGTAGATCCTCGCCAGATTTTGCAGGGAGAAATCTAATAACAGCAAAGCCATTACCAGTTTTATCAGCTACAGGACTCCAGAGACGTTCATCAGGTGTATATGACTTTGATGGATTGGTAATTTGTTCAGAAGCACCAACAAGTTTAGCTAGAGCAGCATCCCGATTTTTCTTTAATTGATCGAATGTAGACATATTATTATTTGTATTGTTGTATTGTTTGTATTTTATTATTGTTTGTTTTGTATTTTTATATAGAGGAAATTATTGCTAAGAATATCCTTTATATAATATATATTATATATCATTTTTTCTGATATGTAAATCTAATTCTTAAAAGTCTTTAGAATAATATTCCTAGAATTATTAAGATTGATTTCTTCCTTCAGAAAAGGTTGATATTGTAATATTTTATTATTTATATCTCCTATAATTCCTAAAGGATCTGACATTGTATTTTCTATATTCTTAACAAATCTAATCAGACTTTGAAGTATTACCAATGATTCCAAAGAGATTTTCCCATGGTATAACATTTTATAAATCAAAGGTACTTCGACATTATCTTTGGATATAAATGCGTCATCAAATGATAACTCTTTTTCGATACAGACTTTATAAAACTCAAATATCTCACACTTAAATGAGTATTCCATCCTTTGAATTTTTGCAATCCAACTAGAATATATATCTTCATTCATATCACCAATCCATTCTTTACCACCAAGAATATTTGCAAGAAAATATAGAATTATGTCATTTTTTCTAGGATACTTTTTTGATAATTTCTCCAAAGCCCATTTACTTCTAGATTCATTTCTAGATCCCGGTTTAAGTCTTGGCCCACGAAAGTTAAATTTAAATGCATCGAATTTCGAACTCGATTGAAAATGCAACTTTATAGCCATATATATCTGCCATATATCACTGGCATTTATCTTAATGGAATCATGACTAATAACAATCATAGGAAATCAAATAGATCTCCGCTGGATCGAGGGAGTAAGAAATTCCTTTGTGCTTCAGATTCTAATTTGGCTTTCAACGAGCCTGTAATCAATTTTGCAATATCTTCAGGTTCTACTCCTAATTCTTCACAGATATGTACAACAGCTTCCACATATTGCATGCCTTCCTCATGTACAAGAGTTTCAGTACGAGCAATTAGTTCAGCTTTAGTAAGAATAGGTAAGATTTGAGCAATTTCAGGATTATTCATATTTTTAAATTCGAGGTTCGATTACTTTGAGCAAAATACAATCAGAATTTACTCGACCAGTTACTGGTTTTCGAGTAGTCTTTACTCCATCGAAAATTTTATCTAACTTCTTTGGCGGAGCGGATAAAATACCGGCAAGAATTTCTTTAGGTTTGCGTAGTACCATTGCAAAACTTTCATCTGGATTCCAATCAAGTAGAGTTGATCCTTTAACAGAAAATCCTGGAGAACCTTTAGCAAAAAGTACACTAAGCAATCTAGTTTTCGTATTGAAGATATAAAGTCTTTGAGATCCAGGAATTCTTGATGGTGCAACTGAATCCAATGAATAATCCGAAGAATTTAATTGATACTTCAATTTAGATACTTGTTTATCTGCAGACTTAGATTTCTTAATTCGAGGTTTGCGTTCAGCAACCTTAATTTTTGCATGTAATCTAACCTCAGCCAACATTGTATCAAAACCTTTTACAATATTTTTGAGATTAGCTTTAGATAAAAAGTTATAACTTTCCACCGCTTGAGGACATAATTTTTCCAGGGCATCATTATACCCAGCTCTATGATACTCCAACCAATCAATAATTTGTTTACATCCTTGAGTCGGAACCTTATAGGTCTTAAGAAGATCTGTAAGATTAATACTAGCAATACCATTTTTAGGATTAGCCCATTTATCAATCAACTCTTCCAGAACCATAATGATATCTTTACGAACATTCTCGCGAATGCGCTCAAGGGGAGAAATGGCTTTTACTTTCTTTTCTACAATTGAACTAGCAATTTCAGGAATTATTTCAAATTTAATTCTAAGAACTTTTCTAATTTCTTCTTTAACTACATCGTAATCGGATTTGGCGATAGGAGGAATATCATGAAATGGAAGATTATTATAGTAATCTTGAGCATTTGGATGTAGTGGTGGCATTCCACGATCCATACATCGCACTAGTTTTCCTACCATTGCTGGCAAAGCTCCCGATTCTGAATTCCTAATTGTAGAAATATCAGATGCAGAATACTTCTCTTTCTTCATCCATTTCAGTGTAAGATCCATCAAATCTTTTTCAGTTAGATAATAACCATAAAATCTGATAGCTTTTGATCGAGTAGAATAGAATTTTTCTAAATCCCAAGATTGCCAATTATGCCAAACTTGTTCTCCTCCAGTATGGATAAAATCTGGAGAATTAACTGTTCCATTTTTGCTGTAAGTGCTCATTTAATTATGTGGTGTGTTACCAAAGAAAAAACCATCCAGATTTATTCCGAAGAGTCTTCTTTGTTTTTTCTAAGCGATGTTTACGAATATACAAAGAAGATTTTGCAGTGACTATCTTCTTCGCTAGTCTAATGGTCATAGAGCTGCAAGTTCAACAGAGATAATAGAATCAAATCGGAATGATCGCCATGAATCTTTATCCAAATCATATACGATTACAATACCATCTGGATATCCACTTTTTAGTTTAGAATCATCTCCATCAGAATTCTTTGGATACTTATCCTTAGGAATATGTGTACCATCGCGAGTACATTTCATACACCGATGATCTCCATTCACTTTAATAAAAGTGACTTTGAGTACATTATTTTCCAGTGCAGTTACTAATTCTTCTTGAGTGTAGTTCATTAAGGGATGTAGATTGCAGACGGTTTTACTCCATTAATTTGAGATGCATATTTTTCGCCTTCTCGATGTCCTGCTTCATATGCAGATTCTTCAATATATGAAACTGCATCTTTAATAGCTTGGACAGCCTCGATAATAGATACTGTTTCATTTTTTACAGATTGAAACAGCTCATATAACATATCTGCGTTTTTAGCTTTATTGTTTGTTTCCATATGATTATTATAAACTAAATTGATTGTGTTGTAAATATCTATTTTCAGAATTCAAACTCTAAAATTTCTCCATTCTTTGGATTAGCCATATTAGCTGTAAAATGTTCGATTGAGTATTTTTTAAGATACATAATCATCAATCGAATTGCTTCTCCATGAGATATAATAATAATATTGTCCGGAAGAGAATCTTTCTCACAATGTAATTTTTGAAAGAATAGTGAGATTCTTTGATATACATTCATGAAGCTTTCACCATTAATAGGTGTATAGAAAAAATTAAAATGTAATTTTCTATCGAGGTTTGGAGTATCGACAATATAATTTAGTTCACCCCAAGTTCGTTCATGGATTAATGGTTCTTCAATCATATCACCATATACTCCAGCCAGAACGAATTCTGTATCAATTAATTCTGCTGTATCCTTTGCACGCAGGAAAGGAGAATAGAAAATACAACAGTCTTTATTTGGTCCGAGTTTATTAACTAAAGATTTTCCACAAAGTTTTGCTTGGTCAATTCCCTTTGATGTAAGTTCAATCTCTGCATCATTCTTGGAAAAATAGATATTAGAATCTACGTTAGCCTCTGATTCACCATGCCTAATAATGTACAATTTCTTCATATATGTTTAGTTAAATTCAAAGAAGTAAACCATTTGTTCGTCAATATTGACAATTTTATCTTCGTCTTTTGTATTCACATCAAAGACGTCCCAGGGAATAATAACAATTGAATATGAATATTTTGTGGGCAATATATAAGCATAACCGTCTAGCATTTGTTCTTCTTCTTTAGATTCTGCTTCAAACCAAATAGTCATATAAGAAACAGGAAGCATTGATGGTACACCATCAGAAAATTTATCATCTTCATATTGACATTCAGTTTCAATTTCAAGACCGCGTGACAAAAATGGATTTTCGACAAAATCATTATCAATATTGCCAGCTGAAGTTATTCCATATTGACATTTAAGATATTTATGATTTTCACTATCAAAAGTAATAACAAGTTGCCCCTTGCTATTTTTCTCAAGAGCTAAATTCGTGATAAGAATTGGTGTTTGTGAATATTCCCTAGAGAAAATGCCAAAAGATTCAAGTTTGGAATCTGAGAATCGACTTAAATCTTCTGTATATTGTGGAGTAAAATAAAGTTTCATAATATAGTTTGTTTGAGATCATTAGGCTTTTTAAAAGCCCAAACACTATCAACTACAACCTGAGATTCCTCAGATTTGTTGTTAAACTTATCTTTAAACAATTTAATTACATTCATAAAACTCAACCTTCAACCATTTTGATAAGGGCGTCTTCATCAATAATCGGAATTCCCCACTTAATAGCATTTTTAATCTTACTTGAAGGTTTATCATCAATATTAGAAACCACGAGATAGTCAACATCGGCTTTCAAAGAATCTACAAGTTCATAACCGGTCTTTGCAAGAGGCTCTGCATATTCATGCTTCTTTTTTCCGCTAAGAAGTCGACCCGTAATGCATACAGTTTTTTTATTCATATTAATTGTATTCGTTTTTTTGTTTGTTATTAGTGTGATATATTTCAGAGTTTGTCGTAAAATACTTTCTTGATCCTTTAATGCTTTAAGAATTGTTTTCCCTACATTAGGTACCCCAGCTTTTCGTGCAAAGTCTTCATTCAAAAGACTATTATCGAACCAATGCTCAATATTTTCAAGTTCTGGATTTCCTTCAATCATTAGGGTAGCTTTGCGTACACCCAGCGACCTCGTGCCAAATGCACCAAGAAATTCTGGAAGAGTCATTTCAGTTCCTTTCTTTGCAATCTCTTCGCAAATATTAGTGGCACGAGTGAGTCCTAACCTTACGCGTCCATCTCCATCCATGAGCATATTCTCAATCATTTTCGGAGTAAGCTTATATAAATCTGGAACGGTATAAACAAATTCGTTGGACACAAGCGCATTAATGATAGAATCACCAAGCCCTAGAATATTTCGAGAAGATACAAATCGTTTAATCTTCCCTGAAATTTGCGCGTCACATTTAATATTTTCACAGAATAATACAACCGAATCATTTCCACTTGTATTTTTCCGATGGCTTAGAGGATGACCACATACCGGACATACCTTAGGAATTTCTATATGAACCTGAATTGAAGGATCAAATTCAGATACCACGGAGATAATCTGTGGAATAATATCACCAGCTTTTACAACTTCAACCTTAGCTCCAATAAAGGCTCCAAGAGTTTTAATATTGGCGATATTAGCTAATGACGCTTTTTTTACAGTAGAGCCGCCGATGCGCACAGCTTCAATCATTGCAACCGGACAAATTGCGCCAGAACTTCCCACCTGCCATTCCACTGAATTAAGTGTACTGATACACTTCTCAGCGGGAAACTTCCAAGCTACCTGTCCTTTTGGCTTACGATCATTTCCAATACCAAGCGCTTTCTGTGTTGATATAAAATCGTATTGAATTATCGTTCCATCAATCCAAAACGGAAGCTTATCAGCATCACGCAATTCCTTCACTTTATTATAGAATACATGAACTTCTTCAAGAGTTAAATTTCCCTGACCCGGAACTGTCGTAAATCCAAGAGTCCTGAGAAATGACATCTGATCTGAAACTGTATTCAACTCGAATTGATCTTTATCAGATTTGGATAGAAAATCAATGTCGAATGCAAGAGCTGTAATATATTGAGACTTCGCAGAATCGTCACGACCTAGAATTCCGTTGGCGACAGCTCGCGGATTACTACTTATAAGAGGATCAGCTTTAGGCCAATCTTCAAGAGTGGTTACAGCCTCACACCGAATTGCCACATCAATTTCATATGGAAGCCTAAGAGGAACTCCTTGAAAGTTTCCGGCTTGAATTGAAATATCTTCTCCTTCAATACCATCTCCTCGTGTAACTCCAGAAACCAGATTACCCTTCTTGTAATATAGGGCGAGTGATCCACCATCAGCCTTATATGATACATGGAAACAATCTGTATTACGCCGATTTTTCTTCCAGTTCAAGAGTTCTTCGAATGTATGAACTTTCTCCTGAGACCCCATATGAATCTGATGCTTAGTTTTTACAGAATCAGATTTAAAAATTGAAGTACCAACTTGGTTCAGAGCCGGTTCTCCTGGATTAAATTCTCGAATTTCTTCTTCCAACTCATCGAATTGTGGATCCGACATAATTGGATATCCGGAATAATAAGTATGTTTGGCCTTTAAATACAAGGAGATTTTTTCTTGATAGTTCATATATTATAGATTAGATAAATTCTTAAATTTAAGCATAACCCGTAGAATTAATTACTCGAAATTTCAGCTTTTGTTTATTTTGGGCATGCATATCAAGATGATTCTTTGAAATCAGTTTTGAAATTCTCATGAGAGTAATAATATCAAAAGATAATAGAAACAGCTTGAATTGATATAGATTCGTATATTGTGGTAAATCATCATCTTGCTGAATATACGCCGAATTTTTAGAACGCAGCACACGGAATCTACTTCGATAAAAACTAAAATGTACAGTGTCTCCGTGGTTGAAATTCGAGAGAATCATACTCACGAGTGTATCATTACCGCGCAGGATTCTTTCCGGCCGTGTTAGATATCAGGTGATCGTAATAGTTTCATCCTTGGGAGGAAGAATAGTTTCAAGCGTCATTTTTGTAATCATAATATTAAATGTCTGCAATTTTGTTAAGAATAACTCCAAGAATCACGGTAACAATTGCAAGAGCAGAATAAAAGATTACTGCAACTTCGATTTCAATTTGAGATGGACTAATCATAATTTGTGGTATTCCTTACGAAATCAATATACACTAAAACCTGAAACTTGTAAACGAAAAAGCGCATAAAATGCGAAAATAATTTTAATCCATTGCAAATCAATTGGTTACGGATATTCATTAAAAAACACTCGATTTAATGGTTTTGCCAGAGAATACGAAAAAACCGGAAAATCGTCATTTCCGATTTCATAACTCATTGCAAATCAATGGGTTATATTCCGAGAAATTCATAAAATCGTGAATTTCTCAATTTACGGGTAAATACCCATAACAAACTCAAATATGCTCTAGATTTGGGCTTTAATTCTTAGAATGTGCAAATTTAAACTTTTTTCTACCAATCTATCCCAATCGGAACTTTCAATTACTTTTACTGCTTTTATTTTCATATTTACTTAAATAATAGTTTTGGAGCATAATTTCTTGAAACAGATCTGCTGCGTCATCAACAGCATTTTGAAGGTTTTCAAGTTGAGTACAAGCTTCATCAAGAAATAAACCGATTTCAGTTGGTGTAAACTTTAAGTTATCTTCTAATCCTCGACACCAACTATTATAAGACGTTATTTTTTCAATGAGAGTCATAGAGCCTTAAGCAGTTCCAGTGTGTTCGCAGCTTGTTCGCTATCTTGTTCAAGAACTTTAGCCCATTCACTATTTTTACGAGTACTCCGGCCAAGATCCCTATCATGAATAATAAGACATTCTTTGGTGTGTTCAAGGCAATTAGAAATAGATTGAATCGCCGCATAGATAGTATCTTTTTCAACTGTTATCATTTCTGGAATATAACCTTGAAATTTGGATGGTTCTACACGCTCGGGATCTTTAACCTTAATGAAAAAACGGTTTGGTTTCATGAGTTAGTTATAATGAAGAATTGCAAGACCTATAAAAAAGAGCCCGAATGTGATCAGTGTGATCAGAGAGCGGCCAACAACATAATTTTATCATCTTGATCCATATAATTTCTTTTTAGGAATTTGCGTAAGTGCCGAACCGAGAATAATCAACTTCCCGAAGTTTATAATAAGTTCGTGTTAATGTTTTATCCCCTTTATTTGAAGCGATAATCCACCCATTCGGTTGCCGTGTTAGCCCCCAGGATGCGCCCAAACGGCGATGTAGAAATTTACCAAGCGCTGATGTAGGACTATCAGCCTCGATGATTATTTCCTGTCCATTTTTATCTAGTACGATGTATGTGCTATTTTTCATAATGTAGTTTTCTTAAGAATGAAATTAGGCAGGAATTGCAAGAATAAATTCTCCACAGCAATTCAGTACAGAATATCCTTGAAATACACCATTATTATATGGTGTAACGTAATTGCCAGACGTACAAATCCAGGCACCCGAAATACCTAAAGTGTAATCAATCATATTGGATCCGGCGGATGCGGCGGGATGAAATGCACTATTTTCGTTTTCCATCACTGAGTCATACATTCCGTCAAATTTAGACTTAACGTTAATATAGAGATTTGCTCTATTTTTACGGACAAACGATTTGAGAGTTGCAATAGTTGTCTTTTTAGGATTCATGGTGTTGTGCTTGAGGTTTCCTTACGGGCTCAATATACACTAAAACCCATGACTTGTAAACAAAAAAGGTGTGTAAAACCTGAAAATAATAGAATTCTGTTGCAAATTAAGGGTTATGAACGCTTATTTTTTGAATTTCTCTGATTCCATGATCATTTTAGCCAAATCCCGAGGATTTTCAATCTTTCTTAGCTTAGATTGATCACTTGATCTGGCTTTTTTGCCATCAATCCCACAAGAATTTTCAAAAATGAACCAGGAAATCCATCCTTCAATATCGGTCAGATCCAAGAGAATATCGAAGTTTCTCCAGATAGCTTCATATAGTTCTCCATTTATATCCATTGCACCAACATCAACTACGGCTTGGCAAGCTTTACTAAGTCTCTGATAAGATTCTATAATATTAGTAATTTTCTTTTCCAACTCTTTAACTTGGGTTTTTTTCATAATTTCCATTTTTCCTTTATATATTTTTCTCCATCAAAGTACCATAAATTCTTATAGCCGACCCCCGATAATACTCTAGCACAATTTTCACATGGTTTTGAAATTGCTGCACGATCATTATTATCAATACGAATGTTATAAAATGAAAGATCGGAACAATCACTGAATCCCATTTTAATTAATGATGAAATTTCTGAGTGTAATGATGCAACATAATTATCTCCATTGGACTTTATATAATCTGTGAACTTATGTCGTCGATGTAGCTTGTTGTAATTATTGGTCGCAAGACACAGCATCTTATTTCCTCGATATACAAATGTGCTATGAAACGATTTACCAGTCTGAGCTCCAAGTTTTAAGGCTCGTGCGATTTCCTCAAGTCTTGAAAAGTTAATTGCCATTACAATTTAAGAATTGCATTTGAAAATAATAGAATTACCATAAATGCACAGATTAATGGTAGGAATTCATTATGAGTGATAAAGATAAAACTACAAAGTTGGAACATATTCTTTAATATACTTAAATAGTTCTAAGGTTTTTTCAACGTCATACATTGCATTATGTGCTTCACTTTCTTCAAATTTGATGCCTGCAGATTTACACACAGTCTCTAACTTAAAATTAGGCAATGCCCCCCGCACACGTTGAGTAAACCAAGCGGAGGCTTGCATTACACAAATAGTTGGTACCCAAAACCAAGATCCAAAATAGTTATCACCATTCTTAGCAAAAAATTCACGAATGAAATCAGAATCAAATGAAGCATTATAAGCAACCATTTGCATCTTATCAGTTTTATCATATTTGTTACAATGACGTGATAGAATCTTAACGAATTCCTGATAAGCTTCGCCTGCACTCATTTCGAGATTCTCTAGTCTTTCACGACTCATTCCAGTTTTTTCAGTGGAGCCTGCATCAATATGTTCTAAAGATAATGGTCGAAATGTAAAATCGAATTTTTCCAAAACATTCAAATCAGGATCAGTGATAATACCAGACAACTGAAATAAATTGTGCAACTTTCTGTCAACACCTGTTGTCTCTGTGTCAATGAATATGTTTTTATATCCACTATAAGGGGTTTCTTTACTCATGTGTTTTTTCTTTAAGAATTAAAGATGGATCTAAAATCAATGAAGGAATCTGTTTTACAAATTTGCGTTTACATATACAACCCTTGATTTCTGTGATTGTTCGAATTTGTGCAATCTCTGCTCGAAGTAATTCATTTTCGGCTTCAAGAGATGAAATGAGTTTTACTTTGGATTGGTTTATTCCATATGTCACATACGAATCATCAATGAGATCAGCTACACGGTTATCATGATCTGTGAATAGAACATAATCTCCTTTAGGATCGGAAATCATTGTACCATCAAGGGGCTTGTATCTTTTGATGTTATCAATCATAATTATCTGCAATACCAATCCGTTAAAGGTTTCGTCTTATTTTTGTTCGCAATCCCATTACTCTAGCTTTATGAACTAAAGATTTTTCTTTAAGTTCACCAATCTCTTTTCTAAGTGCTTCATTCTCCACGGCAAATGCTAAATTAGATTCTCTGAGAATTTGAAGATCCATGGGAAGACAAACCATATTTTTATGAGCAACCAACCGATCTGCATAATTACTCATTTCCATATAATCGTCATATGAAACAAAACGACCCGTTGATGCTTCATCCATACTCCACTCATCATTAGGTTCATATCTAGTCACGTTTTGCATAAATTTATTATATTATATTTCCTTTTCAGTTTTTCGTAAAGTTTCTTCTCAGTTTCTGATTTTTTATCATTAACTTTTTTCACACGTTCAGTGTGAATCTGTTCATACTTGATTCTTTTTTGTATTCATTGTCAGTTTCAAGTCTATCTCCTGTGAGGTTAATTTCATCATAACCACCATCCCAAACACAACCACGTGTGATACAAATATCATTGTAACCTTTGGTTGTGTAATATTCCTGCCACTCTGTAAGAGACTTAATGACGGAATCTATCGGTCCGTCTAAATCCATAGCATTTAATATTTCTCTAATTTTCTTCTTCATATGATAATGCTTCATTTGCGATTTTTAAAACTTTCATCTGATGTGATCTCTTCATTATCTTTTAAAGATATTAAAAATATTCATGATTATGCCATTCTAAGTGTTTGTACTTTTGTAACCATACCATCTTTAACAATAATCAATCCGGCTCTACCTGATAGAACTTGAATAGTGTCCCAACACCATAAAGACTCACCATTTTCCAACTTTAATTTGGAGAATATCTTTTCTTCATACGATGGATAATTATAGTGTTCAATTCTAACTAGTTCTGAAAAAGGTTGCGCATTTGGATATTCACTAATTGAAACAGGCGTTTTCAATAGAACGAATCCAGCATCATCTTTATCATATATGGAAATGACATAAAATCTATCATCCATTCGTTTCCATTCCACATATTTATTATCACTTATTTTAGTGGAACAATATCCATTATTACATTTTTGATCTTCATCTGTAGGAGCTACAAGATTTAAATCTGAGCATTCATCACTGAACTGTTGCAACTCAGTGATAATACAATCAAGATCGTAAGAATGATCTCTACTAATGTGATAACCAAAGCCTCGTTTGGCTTCTGGCGTTAATGTAGCTCGCCACATCAATGCGCCATAAACATCTTCAAATGTAATTGAGAAGATGTATGGATTTTTGAATTTACCATAGTTGATTAGAGTTTTAATTAATTCGATGTTCATAATTATTTTGTATTTATTGAAAATTGACATATTAATTTTTCTTCGCAGATACGCAAATCCAAGTCTTGATCAAAGTTGCATACTTATTATTTTTATGCCGTTCCTTAATCATTTTTAAAGCTGCAGATTTAGTCATTGGATTTGTAGTATGTGTTGGTGATAATCCAACTATCCATGCTACATATTTGCAGCCTGGAGCTAACCTCGGATATTCAGTGTATTTCATATTTTATTTTAAAAATTACTTCGAATATTTTTCCATAAATCAAAAACAGATTTGTAAATATCTAGTTGAGTTTGTGTCCAAGTTTTATCCTTACATGTTTCAAGAGTTAAGTTTTTAAATCCGCTGTCATAATTTAAGGTAAGGTTTCCTTACGGGTAATTCTACACTATTTTCGGTCTCTTGTAAACAAAAAACCACATAAAATCCCATTTATTTTTACCGATCTTTTAACCATTCGGGTTTATTCCGCTTTGACCATGAAAACAGATGTGATTTCTCGTGTTCATAGTAAGACCTATAAGATTTCACACAATCATTTGACCGATATTTCTCTGGCATCGCAAGGGCAAATGAAGTTCGATCTTTCTTTGGAAACTCCAATTTATTCATATTTTCCAAAATCCATGGAAGAACATCTCGTCCGGATTTATGAGTCTTTCCATATCTAAACTGAAATTCATCATGGAGAACAGATGCATATTCATGAACAAACAAAAAATTACTCAAAGATAATCTGCAAAATACAGAACAGGGATGATTTTTATGAGTTGCTTTATATGGAGCATTAATCCCTTGCAAATGAAATTGGGTACACATGAGTTGTGTAGCTTCAAGAATCATTTTTACAACATGTTTATCAACATGATATTGCGCATTCCTAATAGGATCGGAATCGAGAATAAACAAGTTCATAGTACAACACCAACTTCACGCAATGCATAATTAAGTTCACGATCATGAATGACCAATTTTTTAGCTTCTTCAAGATCACGACAATCCCATTCAAGAAGAATCCATGCTAGTTTATCAGCACGGTCTTTCTTTCTTTTTGCAATCTTATCTATTTTATCCATGATTTATTTGTTATGATATGCTGCATTACTCGTTCAATCTCCTCTGCATATGCTCGGAAAAAATCAGCATCGGAATGACGACCCATGGTATCTTCTTTATCCGCTTCAGATCGCATAGCTTTAGCCCATCTTATCGCGAATGTCGGATTATTAATACACTCACACATCAATCTCCAATGACGAAATCCCAAATATATACCAAGAATTCGAACTGAGAAATAGAGGTTGATTAGTTTAAAAATCATAATTATACTTCTTTCACAAATTTTGCTTTGGCATAACTCCCAAATAAGGATGCTTTTTTTGTTGCTTTAACATCAGCTTCTTCTTTACTGTTCGCTCGAAAATCTAGGATAAGACCATCGAGAATTGAATTATCACAATTAACAATTTTGTAAATAAACCGAAATTCTGGTACGTTTTCCATGATTAATTCCAGTTCACAAATTTCTTTACTTTCACTTGAAGTGCTGGTTCTTCATCATCTGCGTAGATAATCATTTGATGTTTTGTTCCAGCCTTAAGATGACAGGGCACTGCAACAAATAACGGATCTTCTTGATGATAGTTTGGAGTCATCTCAATAAGATGTGTTGCATTTGGAAATAAAGATTTCATATTAGCATCAATCTCATAAAGAGTTCTCCATGATTTCCATCCATCAATTACTACAGAATTACCTGTGGATTTCAAGCAGGGGCGAGTCCAAGAACAACCCGTGGATGTTACGAATGTGAGCATATATTTTTAGGAAAGTTTATACTTAATAGACAACCGATCAATCATGTCTTCAAGCGTTTGTGCTTTAGCTAACCAGAAGAATGTTTCTTTGGATTCATGACAATTATGAACATAAAATTTCCATGTTTTAAGAGCAGTTTCCTTTTCATATTCAAGGAATTCAAGTACTTCCGATAATTCGATTTTCATAATGGTAGATATACAATAACAAGATTTCTGACTCCTAGAATATTCACGGGAAAAATAAATTCATTTTCAAATTTTCCAAATTCCCACGATATAACCTCTTCATCGCAGAGCAGATATAGACGAGCAATATTTCCGACAAGTAAGCACTGTATATTATTATCATCAAGAATCGTTTTACCAGAATCAAGTACATCTAGCAATGTATCATCATCGATTGCAGGTGCAAGATAATTAGCACTTGCTTTGATTTGGTTAATTAATAATGGTTTCACTCTTACTTAAAATTGAGTAGGATTCCTGTAATCAGTGGTGGTAAAATTATAACAATCGCAAGTGCAATGCTTAATTGATCTGTAGTCATAAATTGAATTATTTGTTTTTGCTGGTGATTAAATCATTCTCTAAAAGAGTTGATGGGTTATTAGTCAGGCGACCATTTCAAATCAATTGTCGTGGATGTTAAAATTTCCTCAAAATCACAGAATTTTCACACCTGAATCAGAGAAATTCCAAAGGTTTTCGCCAATTCTGGAGAATTTGAGCCTGGATAATCCTCATGGAAATAGATTTTTTGTACACTGTGAGCGATCAATAATTTCATACAAGCATCACACGGCATCGTCGTACAAAAAACTGTCTCTACTTCACCACGCTTAAAAAGACTGCACAGATTTTGTTCAGCATGAATTAAGAACTTTTGGCGTGCATCTCGATCCTCCCAGAAATGTTCATCAGGATTGAAACCGGATGGTAATCCATTATAAGATAAACCAATCACTCGATTTTCTTTATTGAAAGCCGCGGCACCAACTTGCCGAAAAGGATCTTCACTTCTCAATGCGGCTGTTTTTGCAAGTGCCATACCATAATCAATAATGTTAATTCTATTACTCATGTGATTTCATTACTCCATCTTCAATGAGCATATTAAATGCAGAATTATACATTCCTTCAGTTATGATATTGGGATCTTTATTGATGCAGGAGCTTAGTCGCAAATCTTCCAATGCTGCATGAATACCGATGTGTTTAAAATCAACGAATCCATCATCAGCCAGTTCAAACTTTATATCAAAAAGAAAAAGTTTATCATCACATCTTTTAAAGTGCCGATGTACAAATAGCATGTCACTTACTGTATCTTTCATATGCAGATTCCCCTCCAGATTTACGCAAAGCTGAAATCATTTTATCTTGCGACCGTCTAAGCAAATATCCAAGAGTTTGGGTTATAACAGATTTCGCAATATTTAGATTTCATATTCTTATTACTTAATAATTTTTGTAGAAGTAGTCATATGTATATTTATACAGTTTCCCATTTATTCATGATTTTTAGAAAAGCTTCGCAACGTTCTGGTGCAGAAGCTCCGATGGCATGTTCAGCATATTCAATTGCAACCCAATAATCCCAATTTTCTGTTCTTGAACAAACAGTTTCTAATTCCAAGCAATATGTACTCCATAAAGAATTTTCACGGATGTACTTTTCAAATTCATGACAACTATTCAAGTCATGGAGATAATCAGGAATTGTTGAGAAATATGGACCGTCGGTTCCTGGGGCATATCCTGCAGGAGTTCTCATTACGGCCGAGAATATAATAGGATCTTGGATGTTACTCCAGCCCATGATTTGTGCAATCTTAATTCTTTGGTTTATTTCCTTCATAATCAGTCCAAGTGTCGGATTTATAATAGCTTTCATCGAAACTTAACCTTTTAGTACATCTTCGTTTAGCGAGAAATTTCCAACGAGTTTCGAAAATAGTGTGACAATAATCACCAACATCCCAATCCCAACAATCATTTTGATAATCCCAAATTCGATAGGTTTTTGTCTTTGGGTTATAACAGATTTCGTAATATTTAGATTTCATATTCTTATTACTTAATAATTTTCGTAAAAGTCTGTGGCGTCATATTCCTTATATTCACATATCATGTTTGGAGCAAATATAATCTCTTCAACAATCCAGTCGGAAGGAATATCTCTATTGTTGTTCTGTTTATATTGAGTTAGATGACTTTTTATAAATTGCTTGGCAGACCAAGTCTTACCTTTCTTTGTCCAAAATGGAATTATCCCACCCTTTGAGTACAAATATTCAGAGTTTCGGATTTTATAACATTTCATAATTCAATAAATAAATTCAAGTTGATCTTTATTTGCAAACACAAATTCTGAAAATGAATGAATCTTGAAATGTTCACATTCTTGACCGCAGAGCATCCTTGAGAATTGGGACAATCAGGTTAACCTCAGAAGTGGTCAATTCGTATAGGTCCAGCACAGGCCCACGTTTGACGACTAGGACAATCTCTCTGGTTGGGTACACCTCCACACAGGCCTCACAATCATCAAGGAATTCGAACATTTGGCTGCCTTCAGGCATTTCACTAATTCGGGTCGGTCGCAGACAATGAAAGTTCAGAACCGCAGCCACCTGTTCGGCAGGATTTGAAGGCAAGCATCGCGCGGTACTATCAACTTGGCCGTCGCTCTCGCTCAACATATCTGAAGGGGTGATTTTCATATTAGATTATCCTTTCTTTTTGAGCTCCTTCAATTCCTTATTCAGAGTAATCAGAAAGCCCGTATAGAGCCTGATAAAGTAGTCATTGTAAAGACCGCCCTTAGTTGGATCCGCTTTGTATGCAGCCAAACTCTTTTCAGATTCTGCGATGTCCAGTTCCTTTTCAACAATCGGAGTAAATTTCCGATAAATGAGAGGATTGACTTTTAGGTCTTCATGTTGAGCAATTGCAGCCGCAACATCTTTGGAATATGTCCGACCTGATTTATCAGGAAGGTCTTGTTCCTTGCGGGCTTTGCGCTCCGCAGCTCGTTCTTGTTTCTGAGTTGCAACGAGTGCTACGTCTTTAGTCTTAGCAGCCATATTGTAGTGTGATATCCCTTACAACAAAATTCTACTCTATTTATGACCTGATGTAAACAAAAAAGTAAATAAATTTAAATTATTTTTTGTGATTTTCTTCAGGTTCTAAGGGAGGTTCTTGTTGAGAAAGAAGTTTTGGATCTATCCATTCATATTGAATTTCCGATCCATTCTTAACTGGAACTACAAATCCATGCTGAAAAGCTGAGCTCATTGTAGCATCTTCACCGGCTATAAATCCCATAACAAAGATACATAGAACTAAAAATGGAATTAATACGAGCCCCAAAATAATATAATATTTCATGATTTGTAATGATCTGTGTTGTAAGCAAAATGGCCAAATAATCGAACCGCGCTATAAATTAAATACCTCCTAATAAAAGACATTCCTTGAGACTTCATAGCCTCAAGAAAAAGAATATCAGCTTCTTTTTGTGTATAATTTGCCGGAACCCATTCTCCAACATATTGAATTTCAAGCTGATTCCTATAAGCAGAATCATGAATTACAGAGGCAAACCAATCACAACTTGCTGCAGGAAAAATACTCTGAAGACATTAACCATCAGTTGTTCCAGCAATTGGCGCTCGAATTCTTCGATTATTCACCCGAACAAACTCTAGAGGTTCTAACAGAATATCCTCAAGACCGTTCGAAGTTTTCACATCGAGTGTAATATTTACAAAGCCGGGAGTCATTATTTTCTTTCTATAAGTTTAGACAATTTATAAGACCTTTATCATTGATTTTCAGCGTGATAAAGTCAATGATAAAGTTAAGCATATGCTAATGCAACCCAAAATGAGTATTTTTTATTGCTGGAATTCTATTTTTACCTTTACAACAAGATATCAAATGACCAACCAGAGTCGGGTTGCATTCCTTGCTCAGACCATGCAACTCGCTTAATCCTAGGATCAACATTTTCTTGTAGAAAAGTCAAGAGCTTATCATTAACTTCCTTTACAATTCCAGAATCTGTGTAGTGTTGCCAAATAGTTTTAGGCCCGAATAATTGAAGTCCATATGGTTGATTGCCATCACCTTCTTCATAATCAATCCAGGAGATATCATAATGAGTAACAAGGAATTCGCCTGTGCTATTACCCCCGCCCCCCCAATAACTATCACCAGCACCGACAATGCTCACTTCATTTTGTAGTTTCTTATTCATGATTTAATCTAAAAATTTATCTTGACACAATTCTTTTACCATTACAGTATTCACAAATCTTTTGGGAAGAAGTTGAACTGCACAGACACCAAGACCCAAATCTTTTATTTGAAAATGGTGAATATTTCCCCGAAATTCTACAAATTCATTCATCAGTAACCACTCCTTAGCAAGAGCTTTTGCTACTCGCAAGTTTCGACAATTATGTTTAAGAGCTTGCAACGGAATATCGTAATTACTAGTTTCCATAATCAAAGTTTCGTAAACATTTCAAAACAACCACCAAATGCGCCAAAAGGAGTTTGATTAAAACTACTATTAATAGCACACCATTGCGTTGCGTAAAACGGATTTTCTGCATTTGTATTTGATCCCACTAGAATCCATAAATCAGCATGGGATAGTTTGTGAAGTGTCCAGACTAGTGAACTTCCTGGATATTGAAACTGATCCCCTTCTTTTAAGTCTTTTTGTAGTGTTTTCATGATTGTGAGTAATAAGCATCCAACAGATCCCAAATTTCTTCCTCTGTAAGATCATCGTAATCGAACATTGTATATCCTGTAGAGTTTGTTATATAGTTTAGGAGTTTGCGATTTCTTCCGGAGTAGCAATGTAAGTAAAAATTGAAGTGTCTGGCGCAGGCTCACCAGAATATTTGGCGGCTTTCTTGACGGATTTCAATTCGGCTTTAGAAACCAAGTTGGAATCGGTTACAGCATACTTACCGGGGCTCAACTTCTTGGAATTACCCAAGAATAATTCCTTAACAATGCGACCGGGTACCTTAAATTCCTTAGCAGTCTTACAAATAAAGACTGGAGAAAATCCTAGTTCTGAATCCGGAAGGGATTTCATGTGGGTGATAAAGGTATTCAATTTCTTTTGCATTGTTGGAGCGGCTTGGGGGTTTCCTTACGGGCTCAATATACACCAATTCGACCTTCCTGTACACAAAAAAGTACTAAAAAATGAAAATAATTTGGATTTCGAAGAATCCTATTGAAAATCAAGAGGTTATGGATAAAAAAGTCCATAATTATTCTTTGAGTTTGGAAGGAAACCAAGAGGAATTTAAGAGATTCTAAATGATTTTCAAGATTTTTTAAGTCTTAATAATTTCCTATGAAACTCAATTTACATCCTGCAAGGATGTCCTTCGGAAATTCTTTTGTTTGAATTAAGTATTTTTAAATTCAATTTCTAAGAAGTTGGATTAATTCCTGAAAGGAATTCCCGAAGGGTAATCTTAGTTTTTAGTATTGATATTATTTAAAATATTTTTTAATTTATTTTCTATAGTAATTATAACAAACACTAAAACCCTTGTAAAGCAAAAAATGATGAAATGAGAAAATAATTATAATGAGTTCCAAGATAAAATTGCTGAAACCAGAAAAATACTAATTCCGGCAATTCTATTATATTTTATATTTATCTCACTCTATTGTACGAAATTTCTTAACTATAAATTTTAGAATTTGTGATCTCACAATATCAGATTCATCAAATTCAAATGTAGTAATTCCATTTTCCAATGATTCAGTATCGTTAAAAGTATTAAATACCTTTTCGAATCCACTATTTTTAATATCTGGTTGCATCTTGTCTCCTGCTAAAATTAATTTACTGTTCTCTCCTATGCGACTCATTACAGTTAAAATTTCAGTTTTTTCTAGTTGTTGTGATTCATCCACTAATACAAACATATTATCCCACGTATGGCCTCTAGTGTGGTTAAGCGGCATTGTATCAATAACTCCCGCTTTTTTTATTTTAAGAATATCACAATCTTCCACAATCTTGTTGATTAACTCAAACATGACTGCATTATATGGGGCCGTTTTCTCGGCTTCAGATCCTGGCAAAAACCCCATAGATTTAGAAGCACTTTCAACCATAGCTCTTACATATAGTAATTTTTCACAGGTTTTATTTTTAATCATAGTTAAAGCACAAAAAACACTCGTCCATGATTTTCCCGTACCAGCCGGGCCCTGAATTATAACAACCTTGATATTTGGATCATTAATAATTGCTATTAATTCTTTTTGTTTTTCTGTTAGTTTAAAACTGCGCTTCTTGAATTTAAAATCTAATTTATTGAAATTTTCAGTTAAGGCTGTTTCAACTTCTTTGAATTCAACTCTTCTTGGTTTCTTCTCGCGTTTTACAGTTGCCATATATGAATTATTTATAACCCTATAATTATAAATAGTTTCATATGAACCTACAATTATCACTATTCCTTGCCGTTCTTAACCAAATCCGAGTAGATCACTGGCAAACTAAAAGTTTCGCATCTCACATGGCTCTAGGAACTGCATATGATGAGCTTGATGATATCTTTGACGACTTTATTGAAAAGTTTTATGGGCGTGAAGATGTTTCAACAGAACAAGTACTATATTCTGTGGAAATTGAATCATATAGAGGAGATTCGGTAACAAGATATATAAATCTCAAAAATACACTTCTTGAATATCTTTGCACTATTACGATGGATAAACCAGATTTAAAAAATATTCAAGATGAAATTGAAGGGATTCTTAATCACTTGATTTATCGGTTGAGACAATCATAAACATAAAGGTATAAAAGGAAATCCCTGCCAAGCGAACTATAACTTGGCAGGGATTTCGTTGGGGTTATCAGAATTAATTTATTTACCATTTCCGATTATCAGCGCTTGTCTCCAAGAGAAATCGGAATGAAATACTTGTCCAGTGCCTGTTAGAGTACCTTCTTTGAATTGATACACAACTCCAGGTTGTAATGTAATCATCGGGGGACTATACAGGGCTGATGCTGTCAATTTTGCGTTGTTTTCTTTTGCCAAGGAGGAGGATGCGCAATTCGACATTAGCAGAATCATTTCCGCCAGCACTAATAATTTGAGTACATTTCTGAATTTCATCTTCAATTTTATCTAGTTCAGTTTCGAATTGCCACCTCGTCCATGCAGAATAAGCATTGCAAGCAGAAATGAGTGCCTGGAGAAATACATTCAGTGTATTCATTGTTATTCTGTTACTTTGGTGCGCCTGGGGTTGTTGGAGGCACTCCAGTGTCCTTGGCTTTCAGAATATTAAGTGCAAGAAAATCTAGCACGACATAAACTTTAGACCATGTTGAACCGGGTGCGGGTGTTGGCGAAATTGATGCCACGGCAGATGCGAGAGCAATAACTGCGGTTACGATGCCAAACCAGTTTTGTGATTGTAGATTTGATAGAATTTCTGTCATATTTTTATTTTGTTATGAGAATTGAATTATCCTCAATTCTATTTATATAAATTACCTAATAGTTTTGACAATATGTGAATAAAAGTGATGCTAATATATAAATAAGAATAGATGCTGATCGCGATGTTTGAACCATCCACCAGCTTTTCACTAGCCAATTACAACTACTATGAAACAAGAAAAATATAATACAAAAGTATATATACCCGAAGGTTTAACCTGTAAAAGCCCATACGTTTATTGGATTCAACATATTCCATCTATGATATAACATAGATGGAATATCATAGATGGAATATGAAAAGTCCACATGTGATTCTTCATTACACATGACAGAATCTGGTTATAAAACATCATCGGAATATGTTGAAGAATTAATAGAAAGAGATGGTTTGGCTTCTTTTAGAGTATTATGTATTCGACATTTTGCAACACCTAAAGAGGTTACTGATTATGAAAAGAAATTTCTTACCAAAGTAGATGCTAAGAATCACCTGAGATATATCAATAAGAATAACGGTTGGGGAGAACCACTCTCAGAATAAACTATAAGGAAAATGAGAGAGACCATCAATAATAAATCAGATGAAGAAAAAGCTATCAGTAAACAAAAAGAACTTGATACAAAAAATAATAAATCTCCAGAAGAAAAAGCTATCAGTAAACAAAAAAGACTCGATACAAATAATAATAAATCACCAGAAGCAAAAGCGGCAAAAAAACAAAAAGAACTTGAAACCAAAAATAATAAAACTCCAGAAGAAAAAGCAGAAACTAGTAAAAAAATGAGGGATGCTAAGATTAATAGAAATCCTGAAGAAAAAGCCGCATATGCTAAAAAACAGAGAGAGGCTAGAAAAGATTTGAGATTCTATGACAAACCTGGAGAAAAATATAAGATGTTCAAAGAACAACCAGAAGATACATCATGGGTTCTTAGATTAAATATAAAAGAATTAAAGGATCTTGGTTACCCATTATATGATCACCCAGATAAACAGTCCAAAAGGTTTCAATATCCACCAAAAGATCCAACTTGGATTCTTAGAAAATAAATGAATGGTTTTTCAATGTCCTAAACCTAAACACAACGGGCAATTACAAGCAATGCTATTAGGACACCTATTCTGCCCACCAATGAATCCGGTACCGCTGCATAAGTCACATGATTTATGTTTGCAGTGCAATTCTACATTATCGCCGACGATTTCATTAAGTTGCCCTAGATGACGTACCGGAAGATGCGTCAGAAATTCTTTGTTATTTTGATTAGAGTCCATATAATTCTATTTATCATTTGGATGCGGCCCATAACAATCCAATGTTCGCCAAACAATAACACAACCATATGAAACTCCATGGATATTTCCCTTGTAGAAAATACGAAATCGCCACGATAAAATACATTCCTGCAGAAATACCAACAGCTATTGTATTAATGGTTATCGGTGGTATCATCTCAAACTCCTTACTTAATTCACGATTCATCAAATTACACTTTGTAAGATAATCATTATCATCACTTCGGCACGAGCATTGAACAACCCGATTCATCTCAAATGAGTAATTACCTTTGGGTTTTCTAGGTCCTGCAATTACTGGAATTGATTCGATTTCCATTGCGTAGGGCTCAGGTTTCATGATCTTTATTTTGATATATTAATTGGATATGCAAAAGACATAAAGGAATGCAAGTTAGCCCCCAAATATAGTCTTTATGAATAAAAGATGTAATAGAATTGATTATGAATAATAGTGCAACAAAACCTAAACCGATATTAATGTTTTTCATCGTAAGTATTTTCATTTTGATAGCCATCGCCTAAAGAAACTTTTAGTTTAATTTTTTCTCCACGAATAGGAGGTGATTCAATAGTGAAAGTTTCTGGAATTTCTCCCTTGTTCATTCCCCATGCTTCCAGAGTATATCTAAATGGATTACCTTCAATATTTTGAACACATTTCAACATACCTTGAGCAATTTCGCGAATTTCCTTCTGAGCATGACCTGAATTTCTCAATGTTAAAAAGTTATGAAAACTTCGCATATTAAAAGAGATATCAGCTTGGATTTGAGAATTGTAACCCTTGAAAAATCTAGACGATTCTTTAGCTCGTGCTCTGCCAAGTACTGGTTCTAAATCTTTAAGACATGTATGATAAAGAGAATTACTCATCACGGTAAAGTCTTTAAGAATAGATGTCCATGCTTTACCTTTCAATTCTAGTTGTTCAATATCATCTGTCGCAACAATATCACCCCAATCATCCGGAATGAAAAATTTGTCTTCAAGTTCGCGATATCTGGCAGACTCTGCATTCATTGAAGATATCCTATGTTTACACAAATGAATATGGGAACTCACGTCTGTGTTCACTAAAAAATGCACCATGCCTTTTTCCCATGGAGTATGATGACCCGCATTCCACAAGGTTTTAATCATAGTTGGAATTCGTGCTCTTTTATCATCTGTTAAATCTCTAGAAGTACTTGTCCATGCTGAGCAAGCAATAATTTCGTCTGATCCGTAATGGCCTAATAGCCAAACACTATTTTTATGTTTTTTTGTTTTCATAGTTTTTATATAAATAGATTATATAGTTACAATTTTTATTGAAAATTTTCAATAAGATTATTTTTAGTATCCGGGACTATGAGCTCCGAACCATCAATCTTAAATAGACCTGTTTCTTTCCAAAAGAAACCAGAACCCAAATTAAGACCTTTGCCGACAAGACTAAATGGAATCGGTTCAAGATCACATTCATGATTCATAGCGGCGTTAAAGTCGGCATCGCCGACCCAGCTGCAGTTGGGACATGAATATATCTTACCTTTCCTATTACCCTTTCGGACCTGAGAACATTGATGGCACCTCTGAGACCGATAAGCACTTTCCTGTTCTACAACTGGAACCTCCAGTTCTTCACAACGCCATAAAACCTTATCTCTTATCTCAGGATTCGACCAATGAGTCATACTTCTGGAAGTTTTAACACCTTTATTGAGGTCGATGATCTTTTCTAACCTAACTTCCTGTAGGTTAGAAAAATCCAATTGGTTTATAGACCAATTGACAAAATTCTTGCGGTGTACTTGAGCTTTTTTAAAACCTCTAGAACCCTTCTTTTTTCTTGATAACCTTTTAATAACTGATTGAAGAGAATGTCCATGACAATCCATATCCGGTGTTGTTTGGTCATCGGAAAGAGTTGCAACTGTTTTAAGACCTTGATCAATACCAATAATCTTATCTCCTTGTGGTTTTGGACTCTTTTCTACGCACCAACTCAGTTGAAAATGATTCTTGAAAATCTTAATTGAGTTACAAATTCTTCTTTTGCTTTGCAATAACACCTCTTACAATCCCACAAGCATGATCATAATTATATAGGAGATTACCCGCGCCAGTGATTGCAACATCATGCGGATTTATGAAGATTTTTGCTTCCGTGTGCCATACCCTAAATTTCCGATTTCTATTCATACATTTGTTATTCTCTAATATGTACAAACCATTTATCAACTTCACGTAAACCTTTACTATTATTACTCATATGTTGTTAAATTTTATTTAGAGTGAAGATTGTTCCTGCTGGAGATGTCATTGGTGCAATTACTTTAATCTCTTTATCCAGCACTCTAAACTTTATGTTTTGATTTTGACTTTGGTTAATAATTTGGGATTTTCACAAATATTTCCAATAACTATAATCTCTTTGTTGGAATATAGTTCGGCAGAAAAACATCTAATATCTTCATCATTTATTTTAAAACAATAATTGCCTTCATCAAAGATAACGCATGCAATAAAGTTCTCATTAGAAGATTCTTCTGAACTCACCTTTACAATATCACCTTCATAGATTTCAATATCATTAGAATCATTCAGTCCTGTATATTGAAGAAATCTATAAAAGCTCCCATTAAAGGAGTCAAAGAATTGAACTGTAGCTCCTTCATCATCTCTAGACATCTCTTCTGGTAAAAAACAAACAGGCGTATTTTTTCCAACTTGTTTTTTCCAATTAGTAATCCATTTTTTTTCAAAACAACCCCAAACCTTAAATTTTAACTGACGAGGAGTCCAAGATAGTTTTTTATTACTCATAGTTTATTATTCTCTAATTTTTATTCTGTATAGTTTAAACCTGATCTAATTGATTTTCGATTCTCGTATTATTTAAAGATATATGTTTCTTTGTACACATATCAACAATTGCTTGCTGTGTTGTTTCTTGTCTCATTTTAGTAATTCTGGGTTTTCAAAAATATTTCCAACAATAATACAATAGTTTCTAACTTCGAGTCAATGCCAGCCGTTATCTCCAATAGGATCTTTTTCTACGAAAAACATACCAACCGTTATTTGAGTCATATTTACAAAATATATTTTTATTTACTGTGTCAGAAGTATTGGATGCTTCATCAAAATTATAATGCACAATATCTCCCTCACAGATTTCTACATTATTATTATCAAAGAGTCCTGTGTATTGTTGAATGATAAAGTTATCGGTTTCATCTGTTGCGCTATACCATTCATCATATAAATCGCTGAAAACCTTTGTTTCTATTTCTCCACTATGAAGATTTAAGAAATATTTTTCTAAATTACCTCTAAAACACTCACCATCCCACACTCTAAACTTAATTTTTCTCATCTGTAAATAGATTGTTCGGATTCATATAAAGATTCAAGAATTTCAATTCTAGTTTGAGCTGCATAACATAATTCGTGAATAGTTGGCTCAGATTCACCCATATTAATTTCTGAGTAATTTTTGTCTGCCAACTTCTTGATTTTATTATAGAAATCTTTACTATTAAAATATTTAGTAAGAAATGTTGTTGCTGCATATTCCAACTCAGGATCTGATAGAAAATGATTTCTATAATATGGTTCACGGTCATCATCCATAATAATCATGGGATTATCTCCAAGAAGAGGACGAAGAATATCTGCTAATGGATATTTATTCATAATTTTTAATTTTATCGTTTTGAATTTTAGTTTTTGCTTGAATTAATAACATCCATGCATTTTCCAGATAAGATAAAGCTTTATTATGATCTGCTGAGTTTGCCGCATAATCAAGTTGATGAATTGCAGCATGAATTTCATCATACGCAATTGAGAACTCTCTGCCATCTAACATTGCATTAATTTCTAAATTATTCATATATTATGGTTTATGTTCGTAAATTTCTTCAATATCAAGTATTCTGCTAGTGCATATTCCGTTGGGTGAAACAGCCCAATCTTTACAATGGAAATGACCTGCATAGTGCCTCTTTGCTCCACACTGTTCAATCAATTGATTATGAGCAATTCTTTCTGCATAGCGTTCATCCCATAGAGAAATGTCCTTCAATGTCCATGATGCAAGACCTTCTTTATCGAAGGGGCCACAATATGCTGGGGCGGAGTGCGTAACAAGTACATCACATTGCACAACTTTATCTGGTTCATACACAAACTTTTCTCCAGCCCACCATGATCGTCCAGGAACTCTATACAATCTATCAATAGAAATAGCGCCTCCTACAAATTGAATAAGTTCACTATTAATCACTTCTGTATAATAATCTGATAACAACTTGAAATGAGATAATGTAATTTGCTTTGGACCTGAGAAATAATCCGGATCATCGTGATTCCCGCGGATAGACATGAAATGAATATCACGTGCTGCGAAAAGATCATTCAGTTTAGAGCATGCCCGCCATTCACCAGCTGCGCTATAATTAAAGCCGATGCCAAGATCACCAACACAAATGAGATAACAATTCGATAAATCAATACGTTTCACTTGATCTACAAGACGACCAAATGCACCGTGAATATCTCCAATCAAAAGTAAAGGTTTGTTGTAATTAGACATAAGGTTTTCGGGATTCTAGGATGATATCTGCAGCAAGTTCTGTATCAAATTTATATGAAATCTTTGAAGTAGATATCACGGTTTCTAATTCATGAAACTTATTATTTACAATTTTTGTTAATTGTTCACAGGTGAAATTCTCAGGATGATTTTTGATTTCCATTAGAAAATCGTGATAAGCTTCATCAGTATCAGACACCTTTACCATATATTCACCAGTCTTAAAAAAGACAATACCTACTTTGCATAGGCGAAGAATTTGAACAAAATTCTTTGGGGAGAATCCATACTTGTTAATAGTATTTTTTCTGAGTGATCCAAGCTGACCTGATCGCTCTCCTGTAGCAAGCCGAATTTCAGAATAAACATATCCCTTTAACGAAGATTTTAATAGATTGGTGTCGATTAATTTATATCGGTAATAATGAATTGTTTTGAATAAATCTGTCATACATGTAAATGCAGATTCTGGAGCAAATAAAATTTCAAGTACTTGTGTATTTGTTTTTCTCAATAATTTTAAGTACCGAGAAAGTTCATAATATGTGGAGTCAATTTCATTTGTTTGAACAATAGACTCAATTGTATCAAATCCAGTAATATATTTCTTATCAGTTGCAACGAAAAGCCCTCTATAGTCTACGTCGCTGTAACTATTATGCAAATTATACAATGTGCTGCCGCCAATCAGTTGACAAATCAGCTTACCATTACAATTAATAAATGCCGGGTGTTTAGTAATGTCAGTTTCCATATGATTATTATATTAGGATTAGTTAGACTTGCAAATAGTTAAATTGGGATTGGCAGCCTTACTACAGTTACTTGCAATTCATTCAATTCTTCTCCGACAATTTTCAGAACTGTATTCCAATCACCTCCAGCTCGGTCAGAACCCATACGATACGGAATTCCGATTTCGGTCACTCTATTTCTCAACAGATACTCTTGAGTTTTTGCAAGACATGTTCTCAATGCTTCATAATCAAGATGTTGTTTTCCTCTACCATAATTTTGTTGAGCGTGAAGATTAATTACACATTTTTTAAAATTTGGTAAATATGGCCAAGCATAAGAAATAGTACCAAGAACAAGCCCATGCTTTTCTTGGTATTTTTTATAGTTAGTGTATGCTCCAGGAACATAATTACGAATAGAAAATGCAATTCCAGATCCCATTACTCCTTGACAATTACATATATGAGCGATGGCACAATGATTACCTTTGTGAAAATAATCGTGTAACAGATCCCCATCAATTTCAATAATATTATTCATATTTTACCACCAAGAATCATATACAATTTCCAAACCAGCTTTAAGATAATTTCGGGCATTTACAATGAATTGTAAATCATCATTTCTATGATATTTTATATTATATGATTCAGTACTATTATAGAATGAATCTTGATTAATACATAATTCCAAAGCATCAATATCAGCAGAAGTGATATCTACGCAAACACAATTGAATTCTTCTGTGTTTCCTTTGGAGCGCCATAGAGTTTCCATCCAATCATGAATTGGATAATGCTTTCTCCAATAATGAAATTCTTTCAAAACAGAAAGAGAATTTGGTAAACGATAGTATGCGTATGAATCAAGTCCCATATGATTACTTCTTTTCAATTACAAGATACGTATTATCAATAATAGACCAGTTATAGGTTGTGCCTAGATATATAGATTTTTCTTTCAAGTCTCCGCAACTAGTAACCTGTATATTCAGGTTTGGTTCGCCAAGAGCATCGGCAAGACAGACACAAATATAATCAATATGATTTCTTGCATCATAACCACCATTCAAAATGGCAAGATTAATAACATTTTTAGACTTCAGTTTTTCCTTGGCTTTCTCTAGTTTAGCTTCCTCTAGTTTAGCTTCCTCTAGTTTAGCTTCCAAATACTTCAGATTCTTTTTAGTCTCTTTAAGTTCTGCTATAAGTGATTCAATGTTAGAAGCACCTACAGGAATTTCTGCAAAACACTCGGTAGGGTAACAATAGAGATATCCTTGATCATTAATAACTTGATATCCATCCGCACTGATACTCTCGACGATATATTCGCGGTTGAGAGTTAGAGCTCCATAAACTTTTCCCAGATCCACACATTTCACCATTTTTTTATTCATATTAATGTATTTTTAGATTTCTAAATCTCATTTTGTGTAATATTCTCGTTCAGCTTCAAAATCTTTCAAGCCCCCCCCCCCCCCCCCC